GTGGGGTTCATCCTACTAAGAGAAGCAGACACATGACGTTGAGGTAATTGACTTCCCCTCAGTTTTGTTTTCCCTCACCATTTGGCAAGGATCTATGGTTGTCTCTGTTCAGCAGAGAAATTACGTCCTGTAAGTCCAATCGTGGGTCAGGTGTGACGCAAGGCAGGGGTGAGCGACAATTCAGAAGGATCTTAAATGACCTTGTATTGAACGAGGTGATCGCACTGTTTTCCTTTGCTCTTTATGTTTGGAGACCTCTTGTACCAACTGCGGTTTTGAAGTCGCACCCCACACTACACATTTATGGAGTTCAACATGCCATCCGCAGTTAAAACAAAAACAGCAGACGAAGTAGCGGTGGAGCAATATACAGAAGATCTATGTAGAGCATTAGAAGCACAGTACAGAGACAATCATTTAAGATCAATGGAGCGTATGAATCTTGAGAGTGGATCAGAGTATTCACGTAAAGAGATTGAAGCAACAAAGAATGGTACTGCTAATCTAATGAAGTTCAAAGTGTATAGTGGTAGAAGATATTATAAGATTGTAGCACAAGAGTATGATACATTCAGAGATAGAAATGAGTATCGTGATGGAAGTGTTAATGCATTTGTAGATAAGAAGACTGGTGACGTGTACAAACCAGCAGGTTGGGCAAAACCAGCAGAGCATGTAAGATATAATTTATTAGATGAGAGATCAAGAACAGAGTGTCTTGGTCGTGCAGACTGGGCAGGTGGATACTTATACATGTATCCACATGGTTGACAATCATATCTAAATACGCTAAACTATTAAATGTATCACCTCTTTTATTCATGTCTCAAGCAACTTACATCGTAGTATCTGGCACTGCATTTGTAGTGGACAAACCAGACGGAGTACCATACGTATGTCAAACGTATGATGATTACAACTCACAACTCTCAGGATCATTGAAACTGGGTGTTGATTGGGATTCAGCAACAGAGATAGCATGGGAAGATATGGATGAAGATGATGTTGAGGAAGTAGCAGTAATATGTAAGCATTTGAATGATCTTGCCAAGATACAGGCAACATCTAAGCACGTACTTTAATTCTCTCTTACTAACATGAAAAAGAATCTATTCCACGAATACATCTCGGAGTTCATTGACTTCCGCTTTGACTACTCAAATGGTGATGCAGTAGTCCGTCCAGTACCAAAAGATAGTTTAGACTATGATGGTGTAAAGAAGTTTTGGAGACTGTTTTCTAGGTATCCCAATGACTTTGCAGCATCCGCAGTTAAATCATTACCGAAGGATGTAGAGTTCGTATCCTACGACCATCTAAATAATGTATTCCAATTAAAAGCAAAATGACTACTTGGAACATAGATGATAACGATTCTTTCCGCATATCTCACCGCAGGGATGAGATATGTGAGGGTGTCGTAAGTCGTCTGTTGACGCTATTTGCGGAGGAAAAGTATGATGATGCACTCTGTTTATGCCAAGAATACAAGGAATGGATGGAAGAAAGTATGCTACATAAGGAGCAGACAATCTTCTATAACGAGGATGAACTCAAAGAATTATTCCATTCCCTTGAACGATAGCATGAGGGAAGATCTTAAAAACTTAATACTGGACTACATTAACGCAAAGAATAAGGGTCAAGACAAGGATGCAGAAAGATTACTTGAAGAGATCAACATTCTACGTATGGAGCAGAAAACTTAATGGCACGCACTCAAAAGAGTTTAGATGCTAATTTAAAGAAACTAACTACTACATCATCACGAAGGAAGAAATGGGAGAATGATCCCTATAATCCTGACGTGATCTCAAATCATCCTGATGCACCCAAGTGTCCAGCATCACGTAAATTAGAACTGTTTCCACATGGGAACACATTTAAGATACGTTTCGATGATAAAAGAAAGAAAGATCCATTGCCTATAGCATGGTTCAGATATTATTATGATGCATGTGAGCACATAATAAAGCATAATCTCAAACCCCAACATTATTCATTAAAAATTAGGAGTGACAAATGCCCTTAGTGATTATCGTACTTGGTTCAACATCAATAGGTGTTGCCCTTGCATTGTACATACTCAGAAAGTATGACCCACATGTATGATACAATAAAAAAGCACCCCTTACGAGGTGCTTGTGACAGTTATTGATTTGGGTTCATCGCAGTATGTCCTTACATATTTGTTTACTGGTGTGGTCTTGCTCACTCGCTACCATACAGGCATAGTAATCATTTAATCTTGCGGTATTATCATCTCGTGTATTTGATGCATTTAATGAATGATTCCATCCTTTTAATTGATTTTGTGATACGATGTTATGCATGACCCTCTCTATAAATGTACATATAATATAATTAGATTTGGTTACATTGACCTTACAGATTACAATATTATTTATATAAATTGACCCCATTTCAACACATATATTTAATATACTTAACTATGCATAAATGCCTACTATGACTGAAGAAAAGAAAGATTGTACTGATGAACTGATGGAATGTACTACTGAGTGTGATCCAAAAGATAGTGAATGTGTTGAAGAATGTGTTACAGAATACCAAGAGTGTGACATATCACAAGAATTCACCGCACAAGATGTAGAACAATGTATCACTGATGGTACAGATTATAAGGATTGTGTTGATCATCTAGTGGCAACAATGCCCACATCAAACACAAACGATGAAGGAGATTTAATATCTGAACTGTTAACAATAACATCATTATTAGGAGGACAAATGGAAAGAAAAGAAACACTTAATTCAGTGGGACGATCATCAAAGAAAATAATAATAGAATATGATATCAAGCAAAGAGATCAAGGATCATCTTAAATACTTAAGACAATTAAAGAATGACCTGAAATATGGTTATAAAACACCCCTAAGAAAGAGAGATAGAATTAAACCAAATGATAATATTCATAATAGGATACGTGATAATGGTTCTAAATGAAGGATTTGTTATGATGAGACATGTATCACCACTGTTCGCACAAATAAGAGAAGAACTAATCAAAGACTTTGGTAGTACATGGACAAAGATTCATAGTACATTGGATTGGTTATGGATAGTATTTGTAGGTGCAGGGTTGTGGATAAGTGTAGGTCATAGGGTATTGGAGTTGTGGTTACTTGGAGTGTTTTGGGGAGGTGCATTGTTGTTAATATATGTACCAAAATGGTTGAGAAAGCAGTCAGTGTGAACAGTTGAGAATTGTTCTCAGGATACTATCCTTTAGTAACCTTCCGTGTATTGGTATGACTAGGGTTTTCCACAGTGGTTGTGGATAACTCTGAATCATTTAGAAATGGTTAAAAAAATATAGGTAACGTGCTCTCTTCTTGTTGTCTTAGCGTGCATCCTACCGAAAGTCAAGGAGTAGTGTGACAGTTCTCAAAGTGGCACAGAAACCCACCAAATCCCTCTGAGGAGGAGTATAATAAACACATAAATCCAAAAAACTCGGAAATCTCACTTTTTAAGTTTTTCAACATTTTAAAAAAGTTGTATTTTTGACTTTTTGAGTTTTTTAACAATTTAAAACTTTCAATTTAATCACAAATGGTTAAAATAACAGGTATTTTTGATGATTTAAACTCATCTGCCGTAAAAACAGTTAAATTCACTGAAAAAAGTGTTATAATAACATATAACAGTAATACAAACAAAGAATACGAATTTAACTGTGAAAATGTATTAGAATTTACACAATCATTCCTTAATTGTATATCAAACAAGGAAAGTGTAGGGAAATTATTACATCAAAGCATCAAATCTGGTGCTCTAACTGAAAATAAATAGTACACAATCTTTACTCATACCAATGACTAAACCTACTAAGTTAGATCATAGTAAGTACAATCAATTAGACGAAGATATCGAGGATTATGGATATAATATTAAGAATGTCAAGAGACAAGGTAAAAAGAAGGTAGCACGGTTCAAGGAATATAAGAGTTGGGAGGAGGACAGTTATTAAACTGGCACACAGTAGGTAGATTAGGTAGGGTGATCGTATATAATAGATATGGTTGAGCAGCAGTGGCAAAGAGATAGGTAGACCAGTTGAGAAACTGTCCACTATTCTCCCCACTGTTGCCAATCTCGTCTATAATAAGAACATGTCAAACAAAGTTCCCAACATGATCACACTTGAACTCACAATCGAAGAAGCACAAGCATACGTCGCCTCTTTGGATCGTGCTCTTGACTGTCCTTTCATTCAGGATGACGATGAGTGTCAAAATCTTTGGACATTAAATGCCAAACTTGACGCATCTGTTACAGCATCACTAGACCCTGTGGTTTAGTGATGTTTTTCCACACCCTGTTGAAAACTTTTATTAACCTATTCCTTCTTACATTCATGCGTAAACTTGAAAGACAAATGAACTTCGCAGTTAGCAACAAAGGCAACTGGTCTGGATCAAATACAATGGTCAGATACAATGATGCTTCTAATTGCAGTTCTGTTTATCTACATGGTCACAACATCGCTACATTTGACCACACTACGCAAGCATTAAAGATATCATCATGCGGATGGGAGACTGTGACTACCAAGTCCAGACTAAATGCATTACTTGATGAGGTCAAATACGGTGCAGGTGTGTTTCAAAAGCAATTTGAGTGGTTCGTAAGTTTCAGAGGTAAAGTTGTACCATTCTTTGATGGTATGATAATACATAATTCTGAAAGTCTCGAAATAGCATAAACTTAAGAAACGCACTTTTTGAGTTTTTTCAGAAAGTGCGTTTTTTTGTTTTTATAAAAACTTAAGATTTAACAGAACGTGTTTAATACATGTTGTGTTATAATTAATACTAACCTCGCTCTAATCTATTATGGAAAATGTTAACAAGAATCAACAATTTTTCATTAATGAGTTAAATGAACAAAGAGAAGAGTTAATAAACTCTTATGGAGAAGATGTAGGTATAAAGAATTGGATTGAATCGGATTACTACGACGGAGAATACTATATTACACCGAGTTACAGATAAAATCAACACACCGTGTGCCACTAGACAAACTGCACACGGTCAGCTGGATTTTTGTTGCAATGTGCCTACGGTGTGTTATAATAGTATCATGTCTGATTCAAACTCAATGCCTTACAAACTCACAACCGCACAGTGTTCAGATCTTATTGATCGTTATGTTGAACTGTGCATTGATAGCATGGATCATAAGGACATGTATTCATTTGTATCTCAGACACTCACGGAGGATTTTTCTAATTACTCAGAGGATGAGTTACTGAATGAGATTGAATGTACATTTGATACAGAGACGCTTGATGATCTAGTGGGCAGTGTCACTACTGTCACATATGGTCTAGAACCTGGTGAGAGTCTATCATTTCCAGTACATCAAAAGTCAGCCGCCCAAGACAGTTGAGGAACTGTCACACATTTTTCCTATTTGGGTCGGTTGCGTGTGTATAATAAGGATATGAATAAATCAAATCTTCAAGAGTTCTTTCCTTCACTCCTCGAAAAGGGTTACACAGTTCGCGAGATCAACGAGTCTTGCCAATCACATTTAAAGCGTGAGGTTCCCAACGATTTCAAAAATCGTTATTCAACTTACGAAGAATATTTGGAAGCGATTTCAGATTTCATGAACGGACTCTAAGGAGTCCGTTTTTTAGTGCATATGTACTATCGGTCCGGCCCGAATTTTTTGCATTAAAATACCCCTCTTTCGAGGGGTGGATTTTTTAGTTTGACTCTTCGATTGCTGTGTCGAGAGCGAGTGAGTAGAGTGCTGACTCATCCGCAGGTGTTAGGTCTCTGAAAAACTGAGTGACCCATGAATCGAAGATGTCCTCTGCACGTGCTTCAACGAAATCTGTGTTGTAGGTCATCATAGGGTGAATTGCTTTACTCTTTAATAATACATGAAAAAAGCACCCTGTGGGGTGCTTGTGTGCAACTTGTTAGACTGTCCACTGCTTAACTTGATTTACGAGTTGAGCGTGATAGGGAGTGACAAAATCGAAACCCTTGCGAAAGTCCTTGACTAATTCTTGGATCTCAAATGAATGGATTGCCCAACGTGTTTGAAAATCCTTGAGATAGCGATCACCTGAAATGAGGTTGCGAGTGCTTGGACGTTTCAGGGTTGTGACCTTTGCGACTGCCTTGCCACCTTTGAAGGTTGTGACGGTGACTTTGCGTACTGCTGCTTTTTTAGCAGGTGCTTTGCGTGTCCTTGTCTTGCGTGCTGGTTTTGCTACGGTTGACTTGGAGACGGTTGCGGTTGGCATACGTGATTTACGTTTGTACTCACTCATTATAAACACAGATCGACCCATTTGGACAATATCGTTACATAATGAAACAAAATTCTGGCTGACCTCGTGCCAATTATATTAGTGGCACACACTTCTCCTATTCTCACTCAAAATCGTTTATATTTAAAGAGTCAAACAAATCAAAGCATTTTATGAACGGTTGGAAAGATTACGAGACTTGGAACGTCGCTCTCTGGATTCAGAATACAGAGTGCCTTTACCGTCTCGCTCTTGAGTGCTGTGGATTCACAGAATTCAAAACAGTAATCAAAGAAGACTGTGGATTTTTGAGTACTGAGGACGGCGTGCTATGGGATGACGCAGACTACTACGAAATCCAAAGCATGTTCAACGAAATGCACGCTGGCACAGACCTCCAATATTGGGGGATGTGCTGATGTCATTTTTCAAACACGTCTCGCTTGCTGATTACGACATCACAGACAAGTCCATCTCTCAAGCATGTTATGATGAGATGAGGGGTGAGGGTTACGACCTGATTCTCTCTGAAGATGAGATGCGACACCTTGCAGATTTCAAGCGCGAAGCATTCAAAGATTTTATGCGACCTCTATTCGCATAAAATCCGGCCCGAATCCAGTTGACAAACTGGCACACAGTTTCACCATTCTGTTTCAAAATGGTTTATATTAAAAGAGTGAAGGGTTTAAGCAACGGTCTACGGACGCACTGACTACGCCCCTCACACATTTTTCAATCGGAGACCTTATGTCCACACTTGCAAACGAATCACTCCTTGAAGGAATTTTCGACGACTGCTTAACTGAACTTGAAGCAAGGTTAAACACAGGTGTCTATTCTGAGGATGAGATCGCAGACAAGGCAGCAAAACTCGCAATCAAAAGATTCGAGGAGATGTGCCAATAGAATAACTGGACACCCTCGCCCCACACGGTGAGGGTTTTTTGTTAGACTTGTAATGTACCAACGAACTTTCTATGATCCGACTCGAATTGACAATGGGACGCAACATTCCCGACAATGGCAGAGTCACCGATGCAATGATGGATGATTTCATCAGACGCGAAGTGATGCCACTCCTTGAGTACGGAACATTTATCGACGGCGAAGGATTCTGGAAGGGTGAGCGCGAAGAATGCAAAATCCTTTACATCGAACTTCCAGACTCTGAAGTCGAAGACATGCTGGTGAATTTTCACTGCATCGCAGCGGCATACAAAAAACAATTCAGACAGGATGCCGTCATGATCTCTCAGGTCCTTACTCACATGAGTCTGACTTGACATCATACACCATGCCATACCTTCCCAGGACAGAAGGTATGGCATTTTTCAAACTGGCACTAAGGACCTTGCGCCGTGCCTGTTATGTCCTATACTTACATTGTTCAGCAAATCACTCTATGCAATCATCAAAAAACACTATTCGCTATTGGATGCCATTCGACCAAGGTCAACCAAGGCATATAACGTTTAGCAGTTTTGCGAAAGCACAGGACATGCTCGCATTTTATCAAGGTGCTGGCATTCGTTGTGAATTCACATTGAACCACGCATGAGATTTATTCTTGTCGCCGTTGTCTTAGTCGTCGGTCTCCAAGTGGGAACGACTGCAATAAAAAAGGTTGATACCATCCAACAAAATAAAATGGATCAACTATGCAAGATTGACCCCACACTATGCCAATCGGAATAGTGTCCACTAATGCCCCCATTCGGGGCATTTTCTGTTTATACTTAAGACATGAACAACAAAGAACTCAAATCTTTCTACAACGGACAGGTCTTAATGAACGAGACCGCATCTAAAGATCCAGTTGTACGTGCTGCCCTTGACGCAATGGCAAGACGCAATTTTGAAACCCTCGAAGTTCCCACAGGTGGAACTTGGTATATTTCAGACCGCCACTAAGCGGTCTGATTTTTTTTGTCGTTCAACTCTCTTTCTCTCTACATCATGCCAACAAGAACAGAACTCCCCAAAGGTCACAAGTTCGGAAGCGTAGCAGATCCTTCACACTTGCAACCTGGAAATCTTAAGTTCGCACCAGGCAGCATTTACGTTTGGACATCAAAGGACAACGCCGTGACTAATGACAAGTCACAATACGTCGCTGTCAAAATTGGTCTTGCTGCTGGTGGCGAATCTGCTGCATGGGAAATCATGCAGGGGTCACGGACTAAACTCGCTGGTGACCAAATTATTATTGACATGCTCGCAGTGAATAATTGTGGTTGGTCCGAAGAGTGGATTCACATGCTACTGCGTAAGCAAGGATATTCAACACTACATGGACATGACCATAAAGTGCCTGAGCGTTATAAGCATTTTTATTCTGAACAGGCAGGTGGCAATGAGTGGTTTGTAATGACACGTGCCATGCTAGACAAATTTATGACACGCCTTGCATTAAAATCATATGACAGACACGGCAAACCAGACGCATGGAAATCAGGTTGGGTCGGTGAGACTGCAAAGAATTCACCTGTTAAATTCAAATTGAACGCCATAGACCAACCAACCGCAGACATGACAGGACGCAGAGGTGGACCGATTAAGGAACAGAAATTGAAATTCATTTGGGATTATCGCACACTCACAGGATTTGCACCTGTCGGATGTGTCACCACAGATCCACAGTGGATCGCAACACGGTGACAGATTTGCAGTGATTGGGGTGTGCGCCCCCTACCCCCTTAAGCCCGAGCGAAAATCCAAAAGAGCTAACCTACAAAAGTATCCAGACGACAGCTAAATAAATTTGAAAATGGTTTTTTTAAAACCATAAATTTGAAAAAAATTTCCGCGGTAAAAAATGACTAAAAAACCTGAGCTAGATTATGAAGGCATTCTGAATGACTTTGATAACTTCTGTGATGAATTCGAGAGTCGTGCCGCAAACGCCTTCTTACGTGGAGATCAAAATGATGGAAGAGTTATTAGCAAATCAGAAGAAATTGGAACAGGCACTCCTGATGCTGTCAGAGAAGTGCATCACACTAGAGCAGAGGATATCCCAGCTCGAGCAGCCGTCGTTACTATACCGACGACCAACGTCGAATGAACACGAGAGTCTCTCTGATACTTTAGATTACTTGCATAATAATGTCGAAGGACTTAAAACAGACTTAGTAAAATTCGGACATAGAATAAGGTAATGGCATTACAGATAGTACATCCAGGAACTTTAGATACGCAGTCGTTTGACGCTAATTGTTTCTATAACCCTCTTGCATTAGGAGGTACACCTGCACCTAATGTTGCTAGAACCACAGGAATTGGTAGAGTTCCAGGTGGTAAGATTTCTATTGAAGGACAACCATTACAAGCATATAACAGTGCTGCAACCCCACTAGCAGTTCCAGGAGTTCCGAGAACCTTAGCAGGTTGTACTGCAACATCACGAACATTTAATGATGATGATCTGAAATGTCAGAAGGTTAAGTTTAATGGAAGACCTATAGCACAGGTCGGGGATTATAGTGTATGTGGTAACACTTCCCAACAAAGGACTTGCCAAGTACCTGGTATTGGTGCTACAATACACATAGGAACACGTAGATCAGGCTAACATGGCACTTTATAACAACGACACTTACATCAAACCACCTGCTAAGGTAACTAGGCAGGGTAATAGTAAGAACACAAAACTCTCAGCATCCTCTCGCAATGGTGCTCGTAAAAGATACAGAGGGCAGGGCAAGTGAGCATGAAAGGCGTGGGTTCTGATCATTTGTGGGATCAAGTATCGACAATGCTATCAGAACTCTCAACGAGAGATGAAGTCTTATACAGGGTTATGGCAACGCCAGAGTCTGTGGAGGCAAAGATGGATGCTATCAATCAGAAGATGGCAGAATTTATGGACACAGGTACATCACATTTAAAATGAGCGAAGAATTTACACGTATTGCTAATTCTCTTGAAAGAATAGCAAGTGCATTAGAGCATCTTCATATTGAGAAGATTGATCATGCACATATAGATGACATTGGAGAGATACATGGTGATGTAGTAACCCATCCTAAACAGTTCTGATTAATACCGCCGAAAACGCCGAGCGCGAGTCGCCGACTAAATATTGTATTATTCAATAAAGGAGTGAGGACTATGACTACTGACGAGACCAGAGCACCTGAGAATGGAAATATGTATTATTATGATGATCCAATACTAGATGTGTTGGAAAGGATAGAGGGTAAATTAGAGCACGTTCTAGAACACATGCATAGACAAGAAGATGGTGAACATGAATGCTGCCGTGAGACAACCGATGTACCAAGCACTACCTAGAGGCTGTTATATAGACTATAGTTCTATAGCAGGTCAAGGTTTATTTTCGCGCTTACTACTTGCAGTAGGTGCGGAACTTGGCATGTCACATCTTATTATAGAGGATGAAATAATCAGAACTCCGCTTGGTGGTTTCATCAATCACAGTAATACACCTAACTGTGAGAAATACAAAATAGGTGACAGATATTATATTAAGACGATCAAACCCATAAAACCACAGGAAGAACTAACGTTACGGTATACGTTCTATAGCGTTGAGTAGATAAATAAAAACAGCCTTGCTGTATCTACATATGCCCACCTTCCAGACGTTTAAAGATCTAAGCGTCACATTCAAGACACATCCAGTTACGGATGATCTCGTTTGTGTGAAGGATAAAGCTGCGATTGTACAAGCATTACAGAATCTTATCCTTACTAATAAGGGTGAGAGACCATTTCAACCTAAAATAGGATCTAGTGTCAGAGAGTTACTCTTTGAACCACTGGATTATGGTACTGCTGCATTAATTAAAGCAGAAATTGCCGAGACTATTCTTTCACACGAACCACGTATAGCATTAACTGATATTAGATGTGTTCCCGATGAACAAAATAATGGGTTTGAAGTAGAAGTCTTCTATACAATTGTAGGAAGAGAGGATGAATCAGCAGTGGCCGTTGAGTTCTTCTTAGATCGTACAAGATAAATGCCATATACACAGGTCGCTAATTTAGATTTTGATCAAATCAAGAGTTCTCTCAAAGAATACATGAGAGCACAGACTGATTTTACTGATTATGATTTTGATGGTTCGGCACTATCAAACATGCTGGACGTACTTGCGTATAATACGTACTACACGGCGTTCAATACCAACATGGTAGTCAATGAACTATACATTGATTCTGCCACACTGAGAGACAATGTAATAGCAATTGCGAAGCAACTGGGTTACAGACCCAAGTCTGCTACGTCTCCTACTGCTTATATTTCATTTACGGTCAATTATTCTAACCCTACAACTGACACAGAGTTGATTCTTAGGAAGGGAACAGGGTTTACTGCGTCATATGACAACGTTCTTTACAATTATGTGACAGCAGAGGACACAAAAGCACAAGTTTCTAATGATGCAGCAGTGTTTACGAACATTCCTATAAGAGAAGGCACTCAAGTTGTACAGAATTTCACAGTTGATACCAATAATAAGTCACAGAAGTTCATATTAACGAACAGAAATATTGATACTAACACTATTAGCGTTAGAGTTTACCCAACAGGAGCTTCATTTAACGAACCATACCTACTTGCAGAGAACATTTTAGGGGTAGATGCTAACTCTAAGGTGTTTTTCCTTGATGAAATTGCAGATGAAAGGTATGAATTGATCTTTGGTGATGGTGTATTAGGTAAAAAACTGGATAATAACGCTGTTGTTAATGTTTCTTACATCACAACAACTGGTCCAGAGTCCAATGGAGTAAAGACTTTTGTCTTTTCTGGTGTTCTTGAGAACCCTAATGGTGTTTCACCTAATCAGTTCACTGTTAATATAGACTCTACTATCGCTTCAGCAGGTGGAGAGGAGATAGAAACGACTGATAAGATCAAATATAACGCACCAAAAACATATGGGTCACAGGATCGTGCAGTGACTGCTGATGACTATGGTGCAATTGTAAGAAACATTTATCCTGCTACTAGCGATATAATCATATTCGGTGGAGAAGAGCAACAACCACCCGACTATGGAAAGGTTTTTATAGTTTTAAAACCATCAGATGCTTCCTATCTTACTTCTCTAACTAAGAACGATATAGTTTCTAAGTTACAAAAGTATGTTGTGGCATCTGTTGAACCAGTAATTATAGATCCTGCTATTCTTCATGTTGAAATGAATAGTAAGATCTATTATAACAGTTTGCAAACAGATCAAACTCCTTCTCAAATAAGAGATAAGGTTATTGGATCTATACAAAACTATGTTGACAACTCTGATACTGAGAAGTTTAAGGGTACATTCCGTTACAGTAAGTTTATTGGAGTGATAGATGATGCGGATCGTAGTATTAATTCTAACTTGACATCTCTTTCTATGAGGAGAGATTTCTATCCTCAGTTAAATTCTACTTTCTTCTATGAAGTATGTTATCAAAATGCATTTGATAGTGATTGTGATGATCCAGTTCTTTCCTCTACTGGGTTTAGGGTGACAGAACATCCTACTTATGATGTCTATCTTGAGGACAGGGATAAGAAAATTGTCCTATATAGACTAGATCCTGTGACTGGCGATAAGGTAGTCCTGGACAAGGAAGTTGGTGATATTGATTATGTGAAAGGTGAGATTATGTTATACAACATGACTATCATTAAAGGTAGTTATTTTGATAATCGTATTTCCCTAACGGTTAAACCCCTTTCTAACGACATTAAGGCACTTCGAGAGATGTATCTTGATGTTGATATAGCAAATTCCAGTTTCGTTGCGTATAAAGAGTAATGGCAGTTAAGACCAAAAGAATATCTACTCTTATTGAGTCACAGATACCTGATTTTATAACTTCAGAGTATGAACTGTTTACCAAGTTCATACAGAAGTATTATGAAGCACAGGAATTACAAGGTGGTCCTTTAGACATTATCTCTAATATACAAAAATATAGAGATATAGATTATTATGAACAAAATCTTCTTAGACAGTCTGATATCTTGGACACTAGTGTTTCTGCTAGTGATGATACAATTGTATTACAAGATGCGTCGAGTTTTCCACAGAAAAACGGATACGTAAGAATTGGTGATGAGATTGTATTCTATGATACTCGTACTGCTACAACACTAAGTGGTTGTGTAAGGGGTGTCAGTGGCAATACAACATTAGGTGACCTTTATTCTGAATCAGACTATAAAACTACTACTGCTGCCCCTCACAACTCAGGAGAGAAGGTATACAACGTTAGTAACCTTTTCATCTATGCGTTTATAAAGAGTTTTGAGAATCAGTATTTGGGTTCTTTCCCTGAGAAGTATCTCAGAGGTGAAGTTGATAAGAGAACCCTTATTAAGAATATACAGAAATTTTATAAGGCAAAAGGAACTGATAGTTCTATTAAGTTTATTTTCAATACTATTGTTGCGAAAGATGTAGAAAATAAACCAGAAGTTTACAAACCAAGAGATTTTACTTACAAAGCATCCAATGCTGATTGGATCAATGTATATGCTGTAAAAGCAAAAGTTGTTAGTGGTAATGCAAAAGATTTAATAGGACAGACTATTGTCCAGACTGCTACTGAAGAATATGGATATGCTTCTGCTACTGTTGACAATGTATATGCAGAAGGTACTTCTGATAATGAAGTAATATGGAATATCGTTCTAGCACCAGAAACTGTTAATGGTCTCTTCTCTGTCTCAACTAAGACTCGTCTTGAGAAGAACCTTCCTAACACTGATGGTGTAGGTAAGCGTATTAATGTATTCTCCACTCAAGGTTGGGATGATACTGGAGAAATTCTAATAGGTGACGAAACTATCTCATTTGGTGAGAGTACAGTTTCTCAGTTCATCATTTCTAAACGTGATAATCCATTGACTCACGCAATTGGATCATCTGTGTATAAACCAGTACTACTTAAAGGAGCTAATGTTACCCTTTTAAGCCTTGGTGTAATATACAACTTGAATGCTACTGATACGGCAGCATATTCAAGTCCAGGAGATAACATACAAGTATCTAAACCAGGATTTGAGACTAATGATACTAAGATCATGTCTAATGGTCAATCACGTTGGTTTCTTACTACTGGTGATGTTAATGCATCTACACAATCTGCTGTAGAAACTGCATTAGACCAAGTTCAGACTAATGTCTCTTCTATACACGAAGACGATCAGTATTATTATATTACTAGTTCAAGTTATCCATCATATGATATATTAGATGGATCTACTGTTACTCAAACTGTAAAGGATCAACGATTACTTCGTCTTATAAGAAAACAAGCAACAAGAACTACAGAAGTATATAAGACTCCTAAGAGAGATGTTGGTATCCTTCTAAACGGTGTCCCTGTCTACGGTTACAAGGATACAGAAAGTATAAGGTTCGGTAAACTAGAAAGTATTAATGTTAGTGTACAAGGAAGAGGGTACGTTAAACCGCCCTTTGTTCTTGTAGATGGTGTTGCAAGCAAAGCACGAGCAATATTATCAGGAGAAGTTGTAGAGAGTATTGTAGTTGATACTACTGATATATTTCCAAGAACGCCAGATATTGTTATTACATCTGGTAGGAATGGTGTAGTAAATGCTGTAATAACACAAGGTAAGGTTACAAGCCTTACAATTGCTAACAAAGGAGAGTTTTACAGTTCTCCACCAATCGTAAGAATTCGTGACAATGCAGGTAAAGGTAGATTTGCTGAATTTAATGCAGTCCTTGATACTGATGGTAAACTCAAAGAATTTGAAAAGGTAGATGGTGGTAACTTCTATACACAAGAGAATGTAAATGTAGATATTATCCCTGTTGGGGAGAATGCTACAGGAATTCCACTACTTAAAGAATGGAACTATAATAGATTTGAAAAGGTTAAAAATAATTTAGATACCGAGTATGGTTATCTGTTTGAGAACTTTGACAATAATCTTTTCTACGGATATGCACATGTAGCAAACCCGAAAGCACTTCGAGTTTCTCTCAATGATAATTTAAGTAATACTGGTAGTGAACCATCAACTAAGACACACTCACCTATCATAGGTTTTGCTTATGATGGTAACCCCATATATGGTGCTTTTGGTTATGAAGACCCACTAGATGCAACATCATCAATAATCAGAATGACATCTAGTTATTCTCTTAATGGTGATCGTATAGATGGTCCTTCTAAGGTAACCTATCCTCTAGGGACATTTAATAATGATTATACTTACAATCATAAGTCAGGAACATTAGATCAGAATAATGGTAGATTCTGTATCACTCCAGATTTTCCAAAAGGAACGTATGCTTATTTCTTAACTATTAATAGTAGTCAAGTACCACAGTTCCCTTATGTCTTAGGAGACAATTTCTATTCATTACCTGTAGACAGTAACTATAATTCTAAGATTAATCAGAATGATCTTCCTAAGAATGCTAAAAGATTTTATGTTGATGCTACACCTATAAATGGTGAAGGTGTAATTGCTAGTATCTCTGACATTACTCCTGGTTCTATTGATAATGTTTCTATAGAAAGTTCATCTAGTAATTTCTCTGTTAATTCAAAAGTTTATTTTGATGAAGTAGGAACAGATGGTTCAGAAGCAGAAGCAAGAGTTAAGTCTGTTAAAGGTGAAACAGTTAGTTATCTACAATCAAAAGAAAATAAGGTAGTTAAATTAACAACAATTCAGACTGCATATTTGTTTGCTAATGATACATTAAGGCAACCATCTTCAAGTGCTTATGGTGAAATAGTAGGTACAGTTGCAAGTGATAATGATATTGTGTTGAAAAACGTACAAGGAACGTTTGATAATACAGGAACATTCTCCGCAGACATTAAGACTTTCAGTATTTTAGTTGATCAGAACAGTTCTTACTCTGAAGGTGCTACTTTAAGCCTTACTGATGGTGTTAATACTCCTATAGCTACTGCTCAAGTACTAGAAGGTACATCAAGTCAGAACGTACTTAAGATCAAAGTTCTGTCAGGGACATGGATTATTGATGATAATTATTATATACAATCAAGTGATCTATTCAATACTTCAGGATCTAAGATAATAACACTTACATCATTAAGTGATAACTTAGAACCTTTTATTGTTAATCAAAGTGTTGCTCTTATTGAAACAACATCTGAACATGGATTGGGTATTGGTGATAAGGTAGATATTGATATTAATCCAGATGATTCGATTAAAACTAAAACTTGGTATTTAAGAAAACGTTTATATCAAGAAGTTACTTTCACAACACCATCTAAAAAAACAAAGATCAATGACAGTGGTATTGGTAGATTTACTATCTTAAATGGTGGTGCAGATTATACAGAAAATTCATATACTAATATTCCATTAACTAGTGGTAGTGGTACAGGTGCTACTGCCTCTATTACTGTATCTGCTGCTGGTGTTGTATCAAATGTTACAATACAGAATGCTGGAAGTGGATATAAGTTCGGTGATCAATTAGGAGTTGCTGATGAAAGTCTTGTAAGGTCTGGTGGATCTTTAAGTACATCAAGATTGACTATTTTCGTTGACCATGCAGGTTTTGCATTTGGTAATACTGCTGTTACAGTTGATGATGCTACAGGATTTGCTGTAGATGATCTTCTATTGATAGGAAATGAAGTAATTAAAGTTACTGCTATTAATAGTAATACTTTATCTGTTATTAGAGGTCAAGAAGGTACAACTGCTGTTGACCACTACGATAACAAGGAAATTGCTTTACATAAAGCACAATATAATTTTACTAACAATTTCCAGATAGGATCTATTGCTGGTTCTGGTTATATTAAGTCATATGATAGCACAACACAGAAAGCAACTGTTGTATTTGATTATGGTATAGAGAAAACAACTGCTAGTTCTGTAGATGTAAGTACTACATTCTTTGATTCTAGTAATCCTAAGAGATTGGTTTCTGTCAGTCAGTTCTCTTCTATAGAGTATAAATTTGAATTCTCAGAGGATAATAGTACATTTGTACCAAACCCAGAATTACATATACAAGAATTTTATAAGTATAAGTTCGATACGTCTCATAGTAGTCTCAGTGGGACTTACTTTGATCTCAGTCCTAGTAAGAATTATAACTTAATAACTGTAGAGAAATCAGCATCAACAACATTACCTGGTAATGATGGTGCATATACAGATGTTAAGTTTGGATTTGGATCAAGATTAAAGACTAATACTTACACAACTAAGGTAGGAACTGATTTTACTAATTTCTATTACTTTGATAATAACAATATTGTCAATAGTGGTGATGGAAAATTAAAAATCATTACTGATCCGTTACAAGGTACAAAGGTTATCAATTATGTTACTAGCAATCGCTTTGTATATGATTTGGTTGGCGATCCTCCTCTCTGGGACGGGTCAGGAACAATAACATATACAACTACAGGTCAGTTTGCAACTGGTAAGATTAACGATTTTAAAGTTGTTAATTTAGGATCTAATTATACTAAGGTTCCTGTAATTGTAGGTGTAGAACCTAGATCTGATTATCAAGCAAAGGCCACAGTTTTATTTGATGTTGCAACTAAAGTTGTAACTGGTGTTAATATTACTAATAAGGGTTCTAATTATGTTAACCCTAAAGTTATAATTGTTAATGATCCAGTAACAAGAAGAAATGCTTCATTTGAAGTTATTTCTAGGGTAGGAGAAATTTATCAGATAAATGTAACTTCTCCTGGTGAAGGATATGAATCTGCACCACAAATAGAGATAGTGGAAGGAGATGTTAAAGCATATGTTAATAGTAGTACAATAGGCATACCTCAAAGTGTTAGATTTACTAATAATGGAAGTGCTTTCCATTTAGATAAGTCTATTTCTTCTACTTTTAGTTCTCCATATACAGTATCATTAAAAGATATTAATGGAAATTTCCAAAAGGGCGAAACTGTAGTACAAAAGATTGGTAATACAGAAATTGCAAGAGCAAAGGTTTATGAGTGGAGACTAGGATCTAACCTCCTGAAACTCCAGTCCCTGACTGGGATCTTGAGGGAAGATGTTTCTATTACTGGATTATCATCAACATCTAGTGGTGTTGTTACTGCTGTATTTGTTACTACCTTCACTGAAGAGATTAGTAGTTTCTTTGACAATCAAGGATTCTCTAAATCTGATAAAGGTAAGTTAGGTGTATCTAATCAGAAACTGATTGATAGCAACTTCTACCAAGATTATTCGTATGTTATTAAGTCTAAGACCTCTATAGAGCAATGGAGAGACTTAATCAAGTCTACTACACACCCTGCTGGATTTAAACTCTTTGGTCAGGTTGATGTAGAGAGTGATGCTAGTACAAAAATGCCATCTGATGTTGCTAAGGCAGATCATTTTAGTATTATTCAACTTTGGGATCCAGAAAAGAATAAGATTACTGTCGAAAATACTTCAAGAGTAGTTACTCAAACTATTCAGAATGTTGAGAGTCAGAGAATTCGTAGAGGTATTGGATCTGTTGCTACATCTGACTTTAACTTCAATGAAACTCGTGCATTTGAATTTAAACTCAATGGTGCATTTGATGGAACATATAATAGTGATGGTCAGTTAGTTGGTACAAAGACATTCCAAGTCCTGGATGAGAACGGAGTTCCATTCACTCCAGTTAAAGAAGAATCTCTTATTATAACACTTGATGGTATTCTACAGGAACCAAAAGTAGCATACACGGTATCAGGTGATAATATTACCTTTACACAACCACCATTAGGACCAGGCGTAAAAGCTGGTGCTGTTTATAGTGGTGTTACTTTCTATGGTAAGGTATTTTATTGGAAAGCACCAGGTGCTGCTTATAATACAAGATATCTTAAGAAGGTTAAAAATATTTTCCAACGTAGTGGAAGATGGTTAGACTCTGCAAATCAACTTGCAAGAAATAAAGAGTTTATTACATCTGAATCAGTTGGATATGGTAAAGCAACTTACCCATCATTAGATTGGGCTACTAAGACTGATGATTATATCAAGGATATAGGATTTATTGTTGATGCATATGAACATGATTTAAGATTTGGTGGTAATGTTAAAACTGTTGACTATTCAACTATATTTGCTGATACTCCTTATATTAAAGATAACAAAGATGAGTCCTTTAAGATATTCAAATATGCTACTAACTTAGCGAGACTTGCTATTAGGAATTGGGACTACATTGAGACTAATGCGACATATAGTACCAATACTACAACTGTCACAGTAACAGATACTAACAACTTAACAGTTGGAATGTATTTGACATCTGGTAGAGCATTCCAAACAAATACTAGAATTGCTTCTATAGACAGTTTAACTCAAATAACTGTTGATAAAACTATACTTGGTAATTCTACTGCATCTAGTAATACATCTCCAAACAGTTTAACTGGAACTACTAGTGGTGATGTTAATCTATCTGGTGTAGGACAAGTTATTCTTAATGATACCTATACTGTTTCTTTAGGTGATACTGTTGTAATAGGTGAAGATCCTGGTGGATCACCTGAAATTATATTCCATCTTACTGGTAGGACAGATGGTATATTCTATGATGCTGCATATTTAATTGAAAGGAATAAACAGCATATTGTAGAAGAAGCAACACAAGCAATTATTGCTAGTATTAGTGATTATCAAACTAACCCAACTACTTACCATCCATATGTACAGTATTATATCGAATCTGTAATATATCATTTACGTCTTGGTGGTAACGAGAGAGTTGCTGAGATTTACAAGAGATTAGATTTTAAAAATCTACCAACAACTATAACAGGTAATCCATCTGTAGGATTTAATACTTTATTAGATGAGTGGAAAAGAGATATGTCTTCGATGTTTGTTAAAGCATCTGAGTATATGACTCTTGCTATGAGAAACTCATTGCAACCAAAAGTTTATTCAACAGTAGATCCAAATCCAGATAATACTATTACAGTTGATAAGTTAGCACCTGCATGTGCTGAAGTAGCAGCTGCCTTAGATACATTTGGTTCTATTACTAAGACAGTTCTTACAGAAGGAGAAGGTTTAGTTATACCAACATCTATTAATGTTAATAAGACTGGTAATTGGTCAAGCACAACAACTTATGCAAATCATAATATTATTCAAGATCCTCAGTTAATTGCTAAGGATTGTGACAATGTAGTTTCTGCTGTAGATTCTTTATACGATAGTTTCCAAGATATAATAAGTGCAAGATCTGTTACTAGAAGTAATCCAGATTACGTTGATGGAGAGAATACAGACTTTGAATTATATTGGGAAGATGGTACTGCTGTAGATACTAATGTTGATGAAGATTTCTTCTTAACTATTAACGCAGTATTACAAACACCAAAATATAGTTCTGGTATATCACCCGATTCATACTTTATTGATAGAACTACTGTACCTAACGTATTGAAGTTTAGTGTTGCTCCTATTTGGGATCAAGATCTTGGTGCTAAGAATTTAGGTGAAGCAACAGCAGTTGAGAAAGTAGTAGGTATTGGAGTTGGTAATTACAAGCGTCTTACAATCGACTACGATTTAGTAGACAATGTAAAGTCTGGTCCATTCTTAATTCTTGATGTAGAAGATAGCACTTCACAAACTGTTGAACAGAAAGATTATCTGTATGTCTTCTTAGACGGAGTTCTTCAAAGAGAAGGGTATAGTTATACAATTGCAGGACCAAATATCTTCTTTAATGTTCCTATTAATAAGAAGATGAAGGTTGATATGCGTTATCTCTATGGTAGAGACGCAGGTCAGACTTTAAACATATATGACTTTTCTCCTGATACTTACTTTGCCGTTGGTACATTTGTACTAGAAACTAGTTCTGCTTGGGTAGATCCTTTCCTCACATATCAATGGATGGGTGAAAAGATAGGTACTGGAATACATTGTTGGCAAGTAAGAGCAAATGGAACCTATAATATTATTGGTGAAGTAAGTAGTGCATATAAGACTTCAACTACATTATCCTTTAGTATTAAATCACAGAATGCTGCTGTTGAAGCAGGATTAGATTTAGTCTTTGCTACTAAGACAGATTATACTAAGACATATACATTCCCAGAGTCTCAATTTACTAATCCTACTCTAACATTCCCATTAGATTCTACTGGAAGAAAACAACTATACAGTGATAATTCTATTTGGTATGGTACAACATTAGGTACAACATATAGAAATCCATTTGCTTATTTGGCCAATGGAGATCTTGTAAGAGTAGAAGGTGAAGATAAGTTTAGAAGAATTAAGAAAGTACCTGAGAGTACTACAAGTAAAGATGGTAGAGGTGGAGAACAACTAACAGATGATGTTTATAGTAACATTTCTGTAGAAGGTTTTAATGGTGTTACTAGAGGTGAAGGTCTTAGTGTTGTTGCAACTGTTAGTGGTGGTGAGGTTACTGCCTTAACATGGAACCGTCGTAGTTATGATCCATTAACTCAACCTACTGCATATCAATACTTTACACCTCCTGTTCTAGAATTCATTCCTGAAGATGGTACTGGTGGTGGTGCAAAAGCAGAAGTTATTGTAAGTAAAGGTCAAGTACTTAGTGTTGATCTACTTGATGGTGGTTCTGGATATACTAAAGCACCTATTATCGTAGTTGCTAGAAGATTTGATATCTTAACTGAAAGAGATATTGGTGTATCTCTTATTAATGCTGAGATGGTTCCTCAAGTTGAAATAGGACAAGGTGCTGTTTCTTCATCTAGGATTACTATTCTTGGTACTCAGGTTCAGGGTGTTGATACTTTTACAAGTACATTATTCAACAGTCCTCATGATGTTACTAAGAAGATAACAGCAGAGATTCAGATTGATACTGATAATATTGCAGAAGGTGAATCTGGATTTGATATGCCATCTGGAATTGAACAACCAGGTGGATCTAAAATTGTCTTTATTGAACCAGAACCTGTAGAGATTGTAGGAAAAGGTGGAGCATTAGAGAATTCATACGAAGCAACTGTTCTAAGTGCAGAACTTCAAGATATTGTATCTCTTAATTCTGTTACTAAAGTTCAGAAACATATAGTTTCTACTTTAACTCATGAGATCCGCAATACTGCATTAACTAATATCAATTACTTTGAGGATGCTGCATATACTAACGTTGATACTAATATTGGCGATAGTATTATATACATCCCAGATACTTCCAAGTTTAATTCTAATGGACATTTATTAATAGGTAATGAACGTGTTCGTTATTGGAGGAAGTTATCTGATAGATTCCTTGCTGTTGATCGTGGTTTATATGGAACTTCTGATCAGTTCCATGCTGCGAATACTTATTTACGTCAAGTTCCAGAACTTATCTCTGTCGCATCTGTTGGTATTGTTAGGATTGAATCTGAAGTATCTGATGTATCAATAGTAAATGCTTCTGTTGGTGCAGTAACAGAAAGTGAGTATGAGCGTCAAATACAGACTCCAATTAATACTCTATCTAATAGTAAGACTGAAGTTGTAGTAAAACCACCTGAGACTGGTATTGTTGATCAGTATCTAGAGGTTGCTTTCCTTAGCGATCCTGTTGAACAGAGAAATGGTAATTTTGTTGTTCTTACTGAACCATATACTGTTACTAAGAGAGATACTACTATAATTGAAGTTGTTAACCAAGTATTTGGTAGAGAAGTTCTACTGATTGGTGATTATATTATTGGTAATATCGGTTCTACTATAGGAATGTATGACCAATCTTCTACTGATGTTGGAGCGTCTGGAGTTTCTGCTCTTACTATTGGTGAGATTGATAGGATCTTTGCTTCTATGACAATTAAAGATTTCATCGAAAGACCACTGTCTAATTATACGCTTTCAGGTGACTACTTCATGCTTGGTAGACCATCTACCCAGAACCCAGTGGCCATCAGTAGTTCCACAGGAACTATTGGAGGTAATATTGTCGTACAAGACACAACTCATTGGCCATCTGATGGCTACATATTTACGTCTGGTGGAACAGTTATACAGTACACCAGTAAAACTTCATCAACTTTTGAAGGATGCACACTCTACTCTGGACCTAATAGCATTGCTAATGGGCAGGAGTTGGTTCCGTATAACCCTTCATAACTCGTATAAATATAAATAACTTTGGCACAAAACACGTCGGTAAATTAAATGGCTGCTATTATATCTGATAAATTTAGGATTTTCAATGCGAAACAATTCCTTGAATCTCTAACTGAGGGCGCAACGGACACAAGCGCAGAACGTTCTAGGATGTATTTCTTTGTGGGTAGACCACAACCGTGGAAAGCAAATCTTGAAGTTCACTCTCAGAATGCTACTGCCTTTGTAGTAGGACAAGAAGTGTATGTCGGTACTTACGGAAGCACGGCGTTTCGTGCGACAATAGCCGCAGTGTATGACAATGCATTACTTCTTACCGACGTTTTTGGAAGTAACGGTGTTAACTCTGTTCCTACTCTAGGATCTACTCTTAAGGGTAGAACTGGTGGATCAGGTGGATCTGACACTGGTGCAGAAGCAGTATCTGGCGTTTATCGTTATGCAACAGAGGATGTGCCACCTCTACCACTCGACAACGCAACAGAGAAAGTTAATCTTTATGATGAGATTATCGCAGCCAAGCGTGTTACTGGTGCTTATGCTCGTACAGTAATTCGTCGTTACAACTGGGACTTAGTTGCTAACCCTAAGTTTGACAGTTGGAAACCCGACTATTCTGCTACTCCAGGTGGCGGTGGTCAAATAGGTAAGCAGACTGCTACAGGACAAGATAGCATCTCTACCGCAAAGTTTTATGTAATGAACTCCTCATATGAAGTGTTCAAGTGTCTCTATAATGGAGAGGCACCTGGTAATGCTACTGGACAAAACGCTACTGAGGAACCAAGCACATCTGGTGCTAACTATGCTTCCGCAACAGGTCTTTATACAGAGACTACTGGTGCTGGATATATTTGGAAGTATATGTTCACCATTCCAACTGATGATGTTCTGAAGTTCTTATCTTCTGACTTCATTCCTGTTGTGCTTTCTACAAACGCAACTCGTCAAGCAACTGAGGCTCTAGCAGTCGCTGGTGCTATTGATGTTGCAATCATTGAGAATGCTGGATCAGGTCTTCCTGCTTCACAGACTCTATACACAAGTATTAAAGGTGACGGAACAGGTGGTAAGGTTAAATTCGCCACAGACGGTTCTGGAACTATTACATCTGCTGAGATCGAAGCACGTGGATCAGGTTATACTTATGGCAACGTACTATTAGGAAATGGTAACCTATACAGTAATGCTGGACTTTCTAGTGCTGTAGCAACTGGTGCAGGTGCTAAAGGTGAAATAGAAGTAATTCTTCCTTCACAAGGTGGTCACGGATCAGATTTTGAGACAGAACTTAATGGTAAGAGAGTTATGACGAACATTCGTCTAACTTACGCTGAAGGTTCTGGAGACTTCCCAGTAGATAACGACTTCCGTAGAATTGGTATTATTAAGGATCCATTTAACTTCGGAACTACAACTTTCTCCACTGCTGATACATTGAGTGGATTGAAAGCAGTTAAGATTACAGGTGCGACTGCTGATTTCGTTCCTGATGAAGAAATTACTCAATCAACAGCAGCAGGTGGTACTGCTAAGGGTACTGTTGTTTCTTGGACATTAGATCAAGGTCAAACAACAACTGGTGTTCTTAAGTACATCCAAGTTAACGATACTCACACTACAAATGGTGTTGTAGAAGCATTCGAGAGTAACGGTTCTAACGCTGTTACTGGTGGTTTATCTGCTGCTAGTGGTAACGTTGATACTGGTTATAGTAACTCTCTATTAGGTTCTACATTCTCCAGTGGTCTTGCTAATCCTGAGATTGCAAACAACTCTGGTGATGTAATCTACATCGAGAACAGAAGACTAATTACTCGTGCTCCTGACCAGATTGAAGATATTAAACTAGTAATTGAGTTCTAAGCACTTCAATTACTTCGCTAAATACTAAGGACAAGATGCTAGTATTGGCGATAGTAAGATGCCACAAAAGACGAACTTAAATGTAAGCCCTTATTACGAGGACTTTGACGTAAACAAGAATTTTTATAAAATTCTATTTCGTCCTGGTTACTCTATACAGGGTAGAGAATTAACGCAGGTTCAATCTATTCTACAGAATCAGATTGAATCTTTTGGTAAGTATGCCTTTAAACAGGGTGAACTTGTCATTCCTGGAGAGGTCGGTCTCAACACTAAATTAGATTACGTTAAACTATCTTCTGTTTCAGAAGTAGCAATTAACGAAGGTGGAGAGATTGTTTATAAGAAATACGATATATCTCTATTAGTTGGACAACAACTGAAAGGGATAACTTCTGGTGTTGTAGGAACGATACTAGCAACGAAACTAGCAACAGAAGCATCAGCTGATACAGTCTTTGTCAATTATCTTAATAGTGGTAATTCCAATACTGAGTCTACTTTTAGACAAGGTGAGACTCTAGAAGTTGTTGATGGTGTCAATACTCCTTTACTCGTGGTAGGTACAGATGGTAGTGTACTTCCTACGAGTATTCAAGTAACTAACCCTGATACTAGCGAGGTTACTTCACTTGAAAGTCCTGCAATGGGATATGGTTCTGCTGTTAAAGTAGAAGAAGGTATTTACTTCATTAATGGTTATTTTGTTCGTAACGATTCTAATCTTCTTGTCATTGATGAATATTACGACAAACCATCTGCAAAGATTGGATTTACTATTGTTGAAGATATTATAACTCCTGAAGAAGATGCATCATTATATGATAATTCAATAGGATCTTCTAATGCTACTGCACCTGGTGCTCATAGATTAAAGATTGGTCTTACATTAAAAGAATTTTCTCTTGATACAATCACAGATAAAAACTTCATAGAACTTCTTAGAGTTTCTAGAGGAGTTGTACAAAAGAAAGTATCTCCAACAGATTATAATTTATTAGAACAAACTCTTGCTCGTAGAACATTTGATGAGAGTGGAGATTATGTAGTAGACAGTTTTACAACTGACATAAGAGAATATGCACAGAAAGATGGTAATCAGGGCATATATGCTGCTGATGATCTAGGACTTTATAACGGATTATCTGCTGCTGATGCATCTAAGAAGATGGTTGCCAGCATTGGACCTGGTAAAGCATATATTAAAGGATATGAAATTGTTAATAAAGAAACCAAATATTTAACAGTTGATAAAGCAAAAGAAAGTCTTGCTAGTGATAATGTAACATTAAAGACTAAAGGATTACCTACTTATAGTATAAACAATGTTTATGGAAGTGTTCCTCTTAACCAAGAGGGTTCCGACCTAACTTCATACCCAACAGTATTTTTATATTCTTCATTTAATGATGGTACTGTAGGTTTAAATGGTACAGAAGCAGCAACTGATCATAGACAGACTACTAATAAGAGAGGTACTATACTATCTTCTAATGATGGTATAAAAACTATTACTATTCAAGTAACAAGTACCTCTAATACACTTGCATCTATAGATGATTCTAACTTTGCAAGTTTATTAGGAACTCTTTATTTTATTAAAAAAAGAGATGATGCTAATACTCCAACAGGTACTAGTTCAATTAAATCATTAGCATTTGCTAAGGTTAATAAACCACTTATTGAACCTAATACCTCAGTATTCTACTTAGAGTTAACTGTTAGTGGAAGTAAGGATGAGCTTGAAGCATTATTAACAGAGAAAGATTTAGGTGATCCTGGTAAACAAAGAAGGATATTCTTTACATCTGCTGATGCTTCAAATGAAGTAGCTGCTGAATTAGGTTTAGGATTTATTGTAGATTATAGCGAGACTATTACTCCTGTAATAGGAACTGCTAAGCCTAGTAACTTTGTACTACAAGAAAGAGGATTAGGATTCAATTCTGATTCTGATATTGTTCTTTCTAAAGGACGTTTATCTCAAGGTGGTGCTGCATATAATACTACTTTTGGATTCTCTTATTTTGATCCTCAATTCTATACTAAGATTATTCTTGAGAGACCAAGAACAGGTGGTACATTTGAAATAGGTAAATATATCTTTGGATTATCTAGTGAGTCTTATGGTGTCATTGAAGGAGCATCTAATGGTGTTTATTCAACTGGAAAGATCCTCTTTATCAAAACACTTTCAGGAAAGTTTGAATCTGGTGAAACTATTAAGGATGAAGCAGGAAATACAATAAAGATTGCTAAGGATAATACTATCTCTCATTTTATAGTTCAAAAAGGAGGTCTTGGTTATAATGATGATTCTGCATTAACAATTAATGGTGTTGATTACGATAACTCTGTTATTACCATAGACAGAATTGGTAGTAGTGGAAAGATATATTCTTGTGAGGTACTGAATAGAGCTGGATTAAATGTAACATATGCTCAACCTCCAGCAGTTACAGTTAAGAATGGACCAGGAACTGCTGCTGGTGATGCTGCTGCTGTTCTTCCTGTACTTGTGAGAAATGCTGTAACAACTTATACACCAGCAAATGTTAAGTCTGTTGGTTGTCAATATGGATCTGGTGGTGCTAATAAATTCACTGCTGATATTGTGGTTAATGATAGATCTTTTTCAGATATTAAAGATGTAACAGAATATACATTCTTTGGTAGCAATGGATACAACTTTATTGAATCTACTAGTTTCAGTGCAGATGCTTCAAAAGAATTACAACAAGGAGATATAGTTCAATTCTCTGATAGCAATAATGATTTAGTTCGTGCAATAGTTCAATATGCAACTGAACCAAAAGGTTCTGCTAAGACTAGAATATATCTAGATACTGTTCTACCAGCAGATGTAAATAATACAAATATTGTTAGGTTACGTCCTAAAGCAGGTAAGACTGTTGCTGGTACATTAGTATATCCTACTGGTAGTAAGCAAGTACAGAAAATTTCTGCTGGTGGTAACGATACTAAGATTAAATATTTCTTCCGTAGAGATTTTGTTGCAGAGACATCTACTGGTGGTGGTTTAATTACTTTTGCTGCACAATTACCTTATGGTACACAAAGGTTTACTGCTTTCAGTGAAGAAAATTATATAGTAACTGTATTAAATCCAGGTGGTGCTCCAGATATTGCTGCTGGAGATATCATATATCTTCCACCTGATAGTGTAGAAATTACTTCTGCTACTGACACTGCTAGTGGATTAACATCTGGTAGTATTACTTTACAACTACCATCAAATTATTTTGGTGGAGATCCAAATAATTATGGAACATTCCCCAAATTAAAATTAACTGCTACTCTTGAAGTTAGCAATGCTAAACCAAGACTTAAAACATCAGTTAGCAATAAGAGAATTATTGTTCCTTCTTCTGGTGATCGTGTTATTCCTTTCAGAGGAACTGATTATGATACTGAAGTAATTGCAATTACATCTTATTCAGATGCATATAAACTAAGATATGTTTACGAAGGAACTTCATCACAACCACCTGAAGTTGATAGTGCTGGTAATCTCATTGTTGGTACTGACGTTACTGACAGGTTTACCTTCGACAATGGTCAAAGAGATACGATTTATGACGTTTCAAGAATCGTTATTAAACCAGGAGCACAGGCAACAACAGGACAATTAGTAATTGGTTTTGATTACTTTGAGCAATCACAAGGAGATTTCTGTACTATTGATAGTTACTTACATGAAGCAGGTGTTCCTGAAGATGAGATACCTACTTTTGATTCTAATGTTCATGGAATGGTTGAACTTAAGAATGTACTTGACTTTAGACCTAAAGTAGATAGTACTTCTATTATTGCTGGATTCCAAGATGTATCTTCTCTAGCAAATACTAGTGGAGCATTCTCTGGTGCTGGTGCTGTTGTTACATCTACTCCTGCTCCAGATAGCAATTTAGAATATACATTCTCATTCAGTACTGTTCAATACTTAGATCGTATTGATGGTATATTCCTTAATAAGAAAGGTGAGTTTGTTATCAAACAAGGTAACTCTTCACTTAACCCATCTAAACCAGATCCTATTGCAGATGCGGTTCCTCTATTCTATGCTTATATTCCTGCATATACTAAGACAACTAAAGATGTAAGAATTACTCCAGTCGATAACAAACGTTATACAATGCGTGATATCGGTAAACTAGAGAAGCGTGTTGAGAGATTAGAGTTCTATACAACATTAAGTATTCTTGAGCAACAAGCATTGAATATGCAGATCAAGGATGAAATTGGTATGGATCGCTTTAAGAGTGGATTCTTTGTTGATAACTTTGAAACACATGGATTAGGTAATCTAAAATCTTTAGATTATCAATGTGCTATAGATAGTCAACAGTCAGTATTACGTCCACAATCCAAAGAAGATTCTGTATCTTTAGAAGAAGTTAATGCAAGAGAAGATCAGAGAGCAGTTTCTGGTTATAAGAAGTCTGGTGATATTATTACACTTCCATATACATCATTCTCTTTATTAGGAAATGATTTTGCATCCAAGACAATAAATCCAAATCCATTTGTTGTTCTTCAATATGTTGGAGATAGTGTTATTTCTCCAGCAATAGATCAATGGTATGATCAGGGTATTGAACCATTAGTTGTAGATACAAATACTAATCTTTATAGTATATTCCTTGCTAAGGATCATGTTAGTGAAAGTTTCTCTAGTTTATATAATTCATTTGTGTGTAACTGGGTTGGAACATCACCATCATTTACTGCTATCAATTCATTAGGTGAAGTTGCTACACAACAAGCTGCTGCTTCTGTTAATTCAGCATCTGTTGCAAGTTCTTCTAATGTAAGTCCTCAGAATAATGAGGTTGGTAAAGGTATTCAAACTAAGACTGTTGATGGAAAGATTGTATCTACTGCACTTCAGTTCTTTGCTAGAAGTCAAGCAATTAAGTTTGTTGTTAATAGATTAAAACCAAATACAAAGATATCTGTATTCTTAGAAGGTAGAAATGTTAATCGTTGGGTTAACCCTGACCTTAGATTTACTGGTGCTGCTGGTAATTCCCCATCTGCATTTAATGGAGATGTTGTTACAGATAATAATGGTAATGCTAGTGGTATAATTTTACTTCCTGCTGGTCAACCACCAAGAGAGAATGCAACTTGGAGTGGTGATGTTGATACTGTAGCTTATGATACTGTTGCAGAAGAGATTCGTGTAACAACTGGTGTTAAGACATTTAGATTTACATCTAGTGCTACTGATGCTGATAAGTCAACTGTTGATACATATGCAGAGGTTAAGTACTATGCAACTGGTATTCTTCCAGAGAATCCATCAAGTATTGTTTCTACTAGACCAGCATACTTCAAAGCAAATGAAGGTGTACAAATAATAGACAATAATACAGATAACCCAGTAAGACCTAATCCTCTTGCTCAGACATTTAAAGTAGAGAACTTTGATGGTGGTGTATTTGTAACTGGTGCTGATCTATTCTTCAGTAAGAAGAGTGGTGATATTCCAGTTAAAGTTTATATTAGTAATGTTGATGGTGATAAACCAGGAAAGAATGTTGTTCCAGGAACAGAAAAAGTTTTAGCACCTAGTACATATATTAAAGTATACACTAATGGAAATGTTAATGTAACTAGAGGAGAGAGTGCAACTGGTGTAAGTTCTGCTGCTAGTGGACCTATTCAAAAAGTAATTGATAGAAATGGAGTTGATTTAGTTGCTACAGCATCTGGTGTTTATACATTAACTAATGAACAAGTATATACTCTTGTTCTTAGTAACCATAATGGCAAATCATTTAATCAGAATGAAGATCTAACTATTCCTTCAGTTACATTAGCAAATAATACTAATGCTACTGAATTAAAATTAACTATTGCTAAGGATAGTGGTAAGTTATCTGAAATTAAGGTAACTGCTGTTGGTCAGAATTATGATAGTGCTTTATTAACTATTGAGAGTCCTCAATTACCTGGTGGATCTACTGCTACTGCAAGTATATTTGTATCAGGAGGTAAAGTTTATAATACAGAAGTACTACTTACAGGTTATGGATATACTGAAGCACCTTCAGTTGTTGTTAAAGGTATTGGTAATGGAGCAGGTGGTTGTGAAATAACAACTGCTATTGAAATAGATACTCCTGCTGTACGGATGGGTGTAGCAACAGATCAAACTGGTGTTACTAATTCAACCATACCAACATACTTCGAGTTTGATTATCCAGTATACCTTCAAAATGATACTGAATATGCTTTCGCAGTTGAAACAGATTCAATTGATTACGAACTTTGGGCATCCAAATTAGGTGATACTGATGTTTCTACAAGCACAGTTATTACTTCTCAACCATCATTAGGTTCTGTATATAAATCACAGAACGTAGATAACTGGACAGAAGATATATTTGAGGATCTTAAGTTTAAGTTATATCGTGCTGAGTTTAATGTTACTAGACCAGCAGAATTGTTACTTAAGAATGGTGATTTAGGATATACATTATTAAGTAAAAATCCATTTGAAACTAATGCTAGTGCTGCAACTTCAGCATCAGCTAAACTCTTTAAGAATAACAATAAGATTATTAAAGTAAATCATAGAGATAATGGTTTTGAAGATACTGGAAAATCATATGTATTCTATAGGTCTGCAACAGAAGTAGCAGGTATTACCGCAGATAATCTCAACACTAACTTATTCCAAGTAGATAATGGAGGTGTTGATAGTTACACTATTACTAGTGCTTCTCAAGCATCAGGTAACGCTATAGGTGGTGGAACTACTACTTATGCATCACATAACAGAAAATATGAGATATTATATCCACAAGTTCAATATTTAACTACAGGTGGAACTAAGATAGAAACATCAGTTAAAACTACTAATGTAGTACCAGTTGATTCTACTACAACCAATTATGTTTCATATGCAAGATCTAGTGATTATGAAAAGACATTCTTAAATGAACCACATTATTTCACAAATCAGAAGTTTATTGCTTCTAAGATTAATGAAACAATGAATAGTTTGAATGAGTCTTTAACTTATAAATTACTTCTTACATCTACTGTGTCTCATTTGAGTCCAGTTGTGGATCTTTCATCTGCATCTATTAAGACGGTTTCTAACAGAGTTGAAAATGGAAGTGGTCAAGAAGATAGATTTGGTAGAAAAGATCAAATACTAGAATTCTATCCAGTATATAAATTTAATCTTACTGGTAATGGTGGTACTGCTATAACAAGTAATCAAACAATTACAGGTGATACTTCAAAAGCATCTGGTACTATTGCAGCAGTAAATTCAAGTGAAGTGGTTGTAAGAGTTAAAACTAGTCAGTATTTCCAGAAAGGAGAACGTATACGTTTAAGTGTTCAGAGTACTGTAACAGATAATAATACTGTTACAGTTAATACTTATCCTCAAGAAGTTATTACATCTATTGCTGATGCAGCAACTATAGTTGCACGTAATCCTAGTACTATAACACAGGTTTATGATAGTCCAAGTTACGGTATACTTGGTACTAGTCAACAGTGGGATTCTAATAGTAAGGAACTTACTGTAAGAACTGACACACAACCAATTAATGATAACTTTACTGATAGAATAATAGATAGTGCTGACTATAATAGAAATCCAATTATTGCTAGTCAGACTCCTGATATATTCCGTGTTGGAGATATAGTTAAATATCCAGATCAGGTAGATGACGAAGCATATTATTTACAAGTTGGTAAGGTAACTTATACCAATGGTTTAGATTTCATTCCTGAGAATACTTCTAAGAATGGATCATCTATTGCTAAGTATGTTACTAAGGAAGTTGGAATTAGTAATCCAGCAACAAATGTCAATGTTAAATTGACAGTTAATGTCAAAGATATTTCAAATATTGAAGTTCTTTATAGAATTAAGAAAGCAGCAAGTCAAGAAAACTTTGAAGATATTGATTGGCAATACTTCAATAGTACAGGTGTACCAGATCAGAGTGAAGTTGCTAATAGCGAGAATACAATATCTGGTGTTGTTGAGAAACAATCTTCTTATCAAGAACTGAGTTACAGTGCTTCTGACATCGCTGAATTCTCGTCATTTGCTGTGAAAGTTGTAATGAAATCAGTTGATCCAGCATATGTGTCTAAGATTCAGGATCTTAGAGCTGTAGCATCGTTCTAAACTCCGCGAATGGAATATCTCAAGGTTAAGGGTCATGACGGTCTCGTAAGGGATGAAAACACAGGGGCCATCTTGAATCAGGACACTTCTGCTATAGAAGCTAGACGTAAGACGCGGAACTTAGGTTCCGCATTGGACGACATAAATATGTTGAAAGAAGAAATTCTTGAGATTAAATCCCTGTTGCGAGAGTTAGTATCAAATGCCAGCAATTAATGTAGCGAGAACGGACACCTTTGAGAGTCAAAGGGTCAAAATTAATACTATCAGTACCCAGATATTTTCTGTTACTTCAGGAGGATCAAACCTCTCAACAGGACTATTAAGATTAGGAGATGGAACTGTAGCAGCTCCTTCTCTAGCGTTTACAAATGACACTCAGTTAGGTGTCTATAGACCTTCTGCTGGAGTATTTGGTTTTGCCCATGCCAGTAAGAAAATAGCAGATCTATCTGCTGTTTCGACAAAGTATTATCGAAATTTTATTATTGAGAAGAATAGTCTCGATAGTCAGTATGTTTCTATTCTTACTGCTGGTGAAAACTATGATGGTGGTACGTATGCTAGTATCCCTGCTTTGGGTGGTACTGGTGACGGTGCTTTATTAGGTATTGAAGTTGATGGATTTAGTGGATCAGTAACTAATCAGGGATCTGGATATGATCCTGGTGTTTATCAGAACATTGCGTTGATTGGTGGAACTGGTACTGGAGCATTATTTGATTTTACTGTTCCCGAAGTATCTGGTTCTGTAACAAATGGTGGTGATAACTATACGCCAGGTACTTATAGTAACATTTCTATTACAGGTGGTAGTGGTACAAACTTAGCAGCAACATTTGTAGTTGATGCTATTGACGGTACACTTACTGCTGGTTCAAACTATCCAAATGGTACTTGGAGAAGTATTTCTCTGACAGGTGGTACTGGATCTAATGGTCTTGTTAATTTAGTTGTACAAAATGGTTCTGTTCAGGATTTCTCTGGAGGAGTTGGAGCAAGTGAATGGGTATCTGGTACAGGATTTGTAGCAAATGATACAGTATCTGCAACAATTGATGTATCTGGTACACAGACATTTGTAATTAAAGCTGCTAGTGGTAGATATTATCTTGATGGATCTCAAATTGATAATTTTAATTTATTGAAAGGTAAGACATATATCTTTGATTTGAATGATACTACTGCTGCAAATCATCCACTATTTCTCTCTACAACACAGGATGATACTGCAACTATTAGTACAGATGGAATTACATACACATTAGATGGTTCTAATGTATCTACAGCAGATTGGCTTGCTAATTATACAACTGCTACGACTAGACAAATAACTTGGGTTGTTCCTGCTGCTCCTGTAACAGATAATCTTTTTGTTAGTTGTGCTCTTCATAATAATATGGGAGCAGGAATTACATTAACCGATGTAGCTACAGGTTCTGGATTCCAATATGTTATTACAACGGTTCCAGGTAAAGTTAGTGAAGTTAATGTTACTAACTCTGGTGAAAATTATGCTTCTGGTGATGCTTGTGGTGTAACAGCTACAGATTTGATGAATTCATCTGATGTTGGTGCTGGTGTAACAGGTTCTGGATTTGTATACACATTGGGTGGCGCAACAATGGGTGCTGTCCAAACTCTTGATAATATTCCCAGCTATGGTAGTGGATACACTGGAGGAGACGTTCTAACGCTTCCAGCAGCGGTTACAAACGTATCTACTATCGCTAGAGGTGAATTAGACTTTACAGGTGTTAACTTCGTCTCTAACGCTGGTATACAGACTCTTACATGGAGTGGTATTGCAGCAGGTTCATCATCCCAAACATATACAAACATAACTCCTACTGGTGGAACTGGTAATGGTTGTATTGTTACTGTTGATGTTTTATATGCTGGAGGTAATGCATCATATGATAATGTAACAGTTACTAATATTGGTACAGGGTATACTCCATCAGATCAACTTGTTATTCTAGGTACTTCGGTAGGTGGTGTTACTCCAAATAACGACTTAACTATTTCTGTTCAAACAGTTGAACCAGGCAACCCACAGATTACTGTTGCTAGTACAACAGGGGTTATGGTTGGTGATACTGTTGACATTATTCCAAATATTAATAATCCAGGTCAAGTAGCAGCAGGTACTGTTATTCAATCTGTTGACAGTGCTACTCAATTTACTTTAAGTATTGCTCCACCAACTCCAGGTGTTGCTGATATTAAAGTTACAAACCAAAACCCATCAAGACTGACTGTTCCTTCTACAACTGGACTTGTAACTGGAATGCTTGTTAATAAAGTGAGTGGTACAGGTGTACTAATCACTGGAACTACCATATCAAGTATTGAAAGTGCTACGGAATTAACACTTTCAATTCAACCATCTGCACCAGGTGCATTGGTTGTTAACTTTGAACCTGAATTTGGTGCTGGTAGTGGATTTGCATATACCATTGATAAATTAGGTGTTATTAGTTCAGTTAGTGTTGCTGACGGAGGTAATGGATATACTGTAGGGGATATATTACAGGTTTCAGCATTTGATCTTGTTCAACCAGAAACTTATATTGTAACTAATGGAGAAGTTTCTGTATTAACACCAACTGCTAATAATATTGCAGATTCAGCATATTCTGTAGGAGATAATGTCAGAGATTCTGGTGGTTCAGTTGTTGCTACAACAATCACAACATCTACAACAGTAGCTGCTGCAGCTGATGGAGTTTATTCTGGTGTTGCATCTACAAGTAATAATAATGGTGTTGATGCTACCTTTGATGTTAGTCGTAGTCCAACTGGAGCAGTGTTATCTGCTACAATAACTACAACTTCTTCTGGTGCTTTTTATCAAGCAAATGATACTATCACTATTACTGGTAACTTAGTTGGTGGTGCATCTCCTGCTGATGATATTGTAATGACAGTTAGTAGCGTTGGTAATGCTCAAACTGCTGTTATTATTAGAAAAATTGTTGCTAATGGTGGATTCATACAGAAGATAATTTGTGATAAGTTATCAATCAATGCTAATGATTATTTGGTAAAGGATGTTGGTACTCCAACTACAGGAGATAAGATTGCAACTGTTACTGATGAATATCGTTTCTATATTGACAAAGGAGATGGTAATGGTGTTCAGTATACACCTAGTGCGACATTCTATGCTGGTAACAGTTATAAGTTTGATTTAAGTTCGGGAACTTTAGGTGGTCACGTATTCTCTCTATCACAGTTTAGAGATGGTCAGTGGGCTCCTAGCAGATTTGAGAATATATCTGCGACACTAGCAACTACAACTAAACAAGTAACTCTTAATTCTACATCTGGAATGCTGGCAGGTATGAAGGTTGTTAAAGTTAGTGGTGATGGTATTATTCCTTCTACGACTGTTATTGCTTCTGTTGATAGTGGTACACAAATAACTCTTAGTGAGAGTCCAACAACTGCTGGTGCTGTAGTTCTTAATATCTTTGGTGCTGAATATATCACAGGTGTAACAAGAACAGGAACTGATCTAACGATTAAAATTACTGATAATACACCAACTCTTTATTACTATTGTGGTACTGAGCAATCGACTCACGCCAATGAGGGTGGCGATGATAATGATGAGGCATCATTTACTATTAATACAGTTAACCCTAAGACATTTGGTAGTGGATTCCAATTACAAGTTACTGATGTTGTTGTACAAGAAATAATTAATGGTAATGTATTAACAGGTGCTTTCAGTGCTGTAGATTTACAAAGTTCAACAGGTACTATTACAACTGGTACTATAAACAATTTAAGTTCTGATACTGCAACATTAACTACTGCTGCAATCCCATCAATTACTGCTGCAACTTCGATGACGATTGCAGTTGATGATCCTGCCTCTCATGATATTACTCTGACATCAAAGAATGTTAAGTTTGGAACTACTTGGAGTACTATAGTATCTACTGGAGATACCACTATGGGTGGTTTCTTCAATTCTCCTGATATTAGATTGGGTGATAACTTAAAAATATTAGCTGCTGATGCATCTATCAATTCTCTTGCTGGTTACGATATTAAACTATCACCTGATACAGGAAGAATTGTTGACGTAGCTACTACCACTGCTCTTGCAGTTCCTTCTGGTGATACAGCAGCTAGACCAACAGCAGGTATTGTTAAGGATGGTTGTATTAGATACAACACAGATTCTAACTCTTATGAGGGTTATAATCAAAACACAACATCTTGGGCATCTCTTGGAGGTGTAAGAGACCTTGATGGAAACACATATCTATTGGCAGAAGAAACAGTTGGTGCTAACGATAACACTCACTGGTTCATTAACGATAATGTTAACTCTATTCGTATCTCTCCAAATTACGTAGAGTTTGTTAATACTAAGAAATTACGTTCGATTAATACTACTGCACCTGCATTTACAGAATGGGCTGCTAATACTCCATATGCAGTTGATGATTATGTTAAGTATAAGAACAACCTGTATAAGGTAACATCTGCTGGTACATCTGCTACTTCAGGTAACGAACCAACTCATACATCTGGTACTCAGGCAAACGGTACTACTGATATGTTATGGGATAGATTGGCGGTGGCTGATTTAACCTTTGAAGATATTAACCTTGTTAAGATTGGTCCTAACAACAGTACAACTGCTCTTAGTATCAATGATGATCTTAGATTCTCTGGTAATAAGATTTCTACAGATACTAATGATTTAATTATTCAACCTAATGCTGGTAAGAAAGTTGTTGTTAATACAAATACAACATTTGCTGTTCCTGCTGGTACTACAGCAGAAAGAGGTACACCAGTTCAAGGATCTCTACGTTATAACAGCACTACTTCACAGTATGAAGGTTATGATGGAACTAACTGGGGTTCTCTGGGTGGTGTAAGAGACGTTGATCAGAATACATATATTATTCCAGAACTATCTGCTGGATCTAATGAGAATACTTTATTCTTCTATAACGATGGTGCTGAGTCTATGCGACTCACTACTACCGCATTAGATTTCTATGCTGTAGATACTATTAGAAGTCAGACTTCTGATGAGTTTGAAATTACAGCATCTATGATGACATTTGATAGTGCTGCAACTACCCTAGATAATACTCAGGCATCTAAGACATTCTTATACACCAGTAAGCAAAACTTTGATATTGGTGTTGCTAGTGGTATATACACTGAACCAGTTCTTAGACTTGATTATCTTGGTGATGTTTATCTAAATACTGGATTCGGTACAGGTAACTATAATGGAGTTAAAATCTTCGATAGCGACCTTAAAGATTTTGAACTTGCTGATGCAAAGATCAAAACTGATATAGTACAAATGGTCAAGGGATCAATTAACGTTGGTAACACTGACATTTATGAAGTTGCAACAGAAAAAGGTGCGAAGGTTGTTATAGTTGCTGAAAATACCAATACTAATCATAAGGAATTTGTTGAATTTGGTGTTACTGATGATGGAGCAAATGTTTATCATAGTGAATATGGTAATCTGCAAACAAGTGGTAAGTTAATTGATTCTACTTTTGAATATACCGCACAAAATAAAGTTAGATTAAACTTTAGTTTAGCAACTAACGTTACTAACACTCATACCGTCAAGGTTACTATTGTATCCAACATTACCAAGAAATAAAAATGGCAACAACACTAGACAAATTTGATTCGCAAGGTGGATTTTCGTTAGACAAGACTGTTGTCATAGATGAAAATAAGAATTGTAAGAATCTCAATACTTTAGAAGTAAAAAATCGTTACTATGATGATAGTCATCATGTTGAATATATTATGCGAGGTATCAACACTGCTGTATTGCAATTAGATAATGTTGGTACTCAAATTACATTAGCAAATAATACACTAAGTTTTATTGATGGTCACTTTATTGCTGTTAATCCAGCAGGTACTGTTCATACAGGAAAGTTAGAGACTGCTGTTAAATGCGACAATATTGGTCAAGTTACTATTCTATCAACATTCGAGACAGTTATTAAGGATGATATTCCAGCAGGTGAGACCTGGAGTATAATTCCACTGGGAGCAACAAATAGATTTAGTTACTCGACTACAAGGGCTGGTACTACACAAACAATTAAATGGGCTGTATGCACTAAGGTTCACACTATTGCTTGGTCTTAATGCTAAATATAGTTTAGGATAAACGACGGCCTAATAGGAAGCACCATGAGTTTGCATATTAATTCCGATAAAGAGAAGTTTAGGGGTGTCAACCCGAAACTTATCGGTGATAATGAATTAACAATTAGAGGGGGTACAGGAGCTCTAGAAAGAGAGATTCTTCGTACAGAACTCGATACAGCAACTGGATTACCTCGTGTAGGTATTAATAGAACTGGACAAAGAATTAACAACATTGATATCACTAATGGTGGTGCTGGTTATACGACTCAACCGTCTGTAACAGTTGCGCCTCCTGGTGGTTCTGACGGAATTAATGCGCTTGCTTCCGCGTTTATTTTCAACGGTAAAGTCGTTTCTATTGCTGTTAATAATCCAGGCTACGGATATACAACTGCTCCTGCGGTAACTATAAGTGGTGGAGGCGGTGCTGGTGCAACTGCTGATGCTGTTCTTGACACAGTTGATTACGAACTTGATATCAACGGTGCTATTAGAACTTCTACATCTATCATTTCTGATACTGCTAGAATTCTAAACCTTGATATTGATAACTTCGTTACTCCTGATGCAAACTTAAGGGGACCGAATTTAAAGACGTATCAAAATAATACTGGTATTCCATGGGCAGCTAATGTTATTATCCAGAAGGATTCTTACAGATATTTTGGTGCTAACGTTTATCAAGCAGTTACTGCTGGACAAACAGGTAGTGATGCTCCAACACACGCTGATGGAATTGTAAAAAATGGTGATGTTGATCTAAAACATATTGGTTTCCACGTTGTAGACCAATTAGAATTTAAGTATGGAGAAACTGGAGAAGCTGGTATATTCCCAAGATCTATTACACCACTGTTAGGTGATAGATCAGATAAGATTGCAACTACAGAATACGTACTTAACCTAGCAACGAATGACGTTGGTGGTCGTGTTTATGTTTCATCACAGATTGGTTCTGACCTTAACGATGGTCGATCTGCGGTAAACCCTGTAAGAACTATTAAAAAAGCATGTCAGTTAGCATGGGCTACTCCTGGTGTTAAAGAAACAATTATTGTTTCGGGTGGAGACTATGTAGAAGACAACCCAATATCAATTCCACCTGATGCATCAATCGTTGGTGACAACCTACGTTTGGTTATTATCCGTCCTTCTAATCCAGGTAAGCACGTATTTAAGTTTGGTGATAAGAACTACGTTATTGGTGTAACATTTAGAGACCAGATTGACTCCAATGGTGACCCAGTTGCTACTTGGGACTACGCGATGGTCTTTGATGACAAGCAGCGTGTTGCTATTGATGTTGATGCTAATGGTGATGCTGGAACGAGTTATCCTATAGGTCACCAAATCTTTGGTCCAGATCAGTTCCGTGTTACATTCCAACAGAACACAGGTCTAGTAAATCTAGTAAACAACCTAGAAGTGGTTGGTGTTAACACTGGTGCTAGAGCAAAAATTATTGCTGTAGATTTTGCTCAAACAACTGGTGCTAGTGCATATATTAATGGTACTATTGATGTTAACTTAACAAGTGGTTCCTTTGTTGAAGGTGAACGATTTGAATATATTATATCTGCTGGTACTGGTGGTGCTATAAGTCTGAATATTTCACAGGCTGCTGGTACTAACAAATTAAGATTTACACAGGATCCTTCAACTGCTGCCCCTGCTGGTACATATGTTTTCCTTGATGATACTAATGATACTAACTTTACTCAAGGTTATTATCAAGTAATAGCAATTGATACTACAAATGCTCCTACTTACTGGGATGTAACATTCGTTCCTATTCTTAATTCTCCTGGTTGGGATACTTCTAGTGCTAGTTCCTTTACGATTAATGCAGCAACACCACAAATTGAAACAGTTGATACCACTGCCATTAAGTCAATCAGGGCAGAAGGTGAAGTTGTATCAGTAGATGAAGATTATACTTCAACGTTACCTATTTCTAGAATTGACTTCTCACAACAAGGAGATGCTGCTATAGCTACAGGTGGTTTCCAAAACTCACAGTTTGGTAATGCTGAAGATGTGGGTGGTATTATATTCTACACTAATGCTCTTGTTGGTAGAACTAACACTCACGAATATAAAGACGGTCAAGAAATTTTAATTGAAGGTCTTCCAACTTCAAGTCCAGACTTATCAGAATTAAATGGTAAGCAAAGAATTTATAAAGTCTTAGAAGATAATGATGGTCGTTGCAGACGATTTGTTATTCCTAAGAAGATGCCAGCGATTGTTGATGCTAACCTCAGTCCTGGTCAATTTGCAACAGTTAAAACATATTCTAAAACTGTTACATTATCACTACTAAACTCTCCAAACAGTTTCCCTATAGCAACTCCTGTTAATAGAAGATATCAGGATGCTTCTTTGTTGATTAGAAATAACAGAGAGTATATTGCAGAAGAAGCAGTTGGTAGACTTAACTCACAATTTGCAAAAAGTTACTATGCTGCATATGAAATTGGTGGTACAGCATCTTCAAACTACACACCAACTAATGCAACATACGATCCTGCAACTGGAGATTTAGTATTTACAATAGCAGGTCACTCATTCTCAGAAGGAACAGGTATTAGAATTGCTGATAGTGGTTTAACCTTTACTTGTGCTATGGATAGTAATGCTACCGAGCACGCATATCCTAGAGCAACAGACCCTGCTAGTTCAAAAGCACTTCCTATTACAGCAACAACTACAGATACATTTACTGTTAATGTTGGTGTGTCACCTGCAAATGATGAATGGACACCTACTGCTGCTGCATATGATCCTACAACTGGAGATTTAACATTAACACTTGGAACTCATTCCTTATCAACTGGTGAAAGTATCACTATTGACAATGATTCATTACATTTCAAGTGTGCAATGGATGGTAATCAGGTTACTAAGAAGTATCCTCGTGCATTAAAAGATCAAGCTTCTGGTAGATCTCTTGCTATTACTGGTTCTACATCAACTAGTGTTACTGTTAACGTTGGTGCTGCTGGTACTAATAGAGACTTTACAGCAAGTGGTGCTACATATGATCCTGCTACAGGTGTCATGGTATTGACAGTTGGGCAGCATGGAATTCGCACAGGCGATAGCATCATGATAGACAATGATGCATTGACATTTACTTGTGCTATGGATGGTCATGCGACTAAGCATAGTTATCCTAGACTAGATATTGACCCTACTTCTGGCCAAGCAATTGGAGTTACAGCAGTTGGAGAGACACAACACACAGTAACTGATGCAACATATACTCCTGCGACAGGTGTTTTACAATTAACTGTTTCTGGTCACGGATTTAGTAATGGAGATTATATTAAACTTGATGATGATTCATTAAGACTTACTTGTGCATTAGACAGTAATGGTTCTAATCATGACTATCCTCGTGCTGGATATGATAAAGCAAGTGGAAGATGGTTACAGATTGGTAATATAACGACAAATACTTTTGATATTAACGTTGGTATATCTCAGGATACTTCAACTCATACATTTGTTTCTGCTGTATCTAACGGATTAAAGAGACAAGACGGTACTTTAACTGTTAACGTTGGTACATCACCACAGGTAACATACACACCAACTAATGCTTCTTACACAGCATCTACTGGTAATATGGTTCTTACTCTTGGTGCTCACAATTTACAAGTTGGAGATAACATCAAACTTGCTGATGGTGCTCTAACATTCAGTTGTGCAATGGATGGTAATACTGCTAATAAGAGTTATCCAAGAACAAACATTGATACTCATACAGCAACTAACGCTGCATACAATCCTTCAACTGGTCTATTAACATTAACAACTCCTAATCATGGAATGTCAAATGGGGATCTTATTAAACTTGATGATAACTCATTAACATTCACTTGTTTAGAAGATAATAACGGATCAAACCACACATACCCAAGAGCAACTGACCCAATCAGCGGTCATTGGATTCCTGTACAGAATGTAACTCTTAACACATATACAATTCAAGTTCTTGACACAGTTCCTTCTACAAACCAGACTACTCACGCATTTGTTTCTGCTACTACTGATGGAATCAAACAAAAGAGAGATAGAGCATATGATTCTTCTTTAGAAGTTATTGCTGTTGGTAATACTGCCCACACTGTAACAGGTGCTGCTTACAATCCTTCAACAGGTGTAATGCAATTAACTATTGCTGGTCATGGATTCTCTAATGGTGATAGAGTTAGATTAGGAAATAACTCTTTAACATTCACATGTGGTTTAGATAATAATGCTACTCAGCACTCTTATCCAAGAACTTCAGATCCTGGCGGTGGTGGTGATTGGTTAGCAGTATCACAAGTTGCTACAGATACATTTGAAATTAATGTTGGTACTTCAAGTGATACATCTACACACTCATTTGTTTCTGCTATTACTGGTGGATTAACTCATCAATCTGGTGATATAACAATTAATGTAGGTGCTTCTCCATCTGTAGAGTACACACCAACTAACGCTACTTACGATCCTGCTACTGGTCTTCTTGAGATGACCATTGGTACTCATAATTTAAACACTGGACAAGGTGTTAGCCTTACAAATGAAGGTATTACATTTACATGTGGATTAGATAGTAATGCTACACAGCACTCTTATCCTCGTGCAAATGGTCAAGGTGGTGCAACTGCTGACGATCCAGCATACAATACATCTGTTTCTATCACTGCAACAACAGCAACTACTATAACAGTTAATGTTGGTACATCTTCTGATACATCCGCACACGTATACGTATCTGCTAATCAGGGATTCGTAGTTTCAGGTGGTAACTATTCACACACATTTGTTAGTGCTACATCTGGTGGTCTTGTTAGTGGTGGATCTTATGCTCACACATTTATAAGTGGATCAACTAACGGAATTAAATTTAGACCAAGTACTGCTCATACATTTGTTACTGCTGACACAAATTGTGTTAAGAACAGACCTCAAACTGTTCATACATTTGTAAGAGCTGCTTCAAATTGTCTATCTACTGGTGGTACAACATTTAAAGTATACTTAGGACAAACACCCGAAGTACACACTTATGTTAGTGGTGGTACTGTAGATTTTGGTGGTAGTTCTTATAATATTTCAGACTTTGTATATGATAATGCTATAACTGGTATTGCTACAGTTACTGTAACTGCTGCTGTTCCAAATATTGCAGAAGATGCTACTATAAAACTTGATAGTATTTTAATGTCTTGTTCTTCTGGACAAAAGACATATCCATCATTCAGTCCTCCTACTTCTGGTAATAACAATCAACCTAATGGTGATGAACAGTGTAAGCAGGACATTAGACATTTCTTGAATGCTGTTATAAGAGACTTAGAGTATGGTTCTAACCATAACGTTATAGAAGCTGCTAAGAAATATATTGTTGGAGCAAAAGTAGAATATGTAGAGAATGAAATTATTCAAACTGTACGTGGTATAGAATATGCTAGAGAATTAGCAATCTATGCTATGTGTAACTGGCATACTGGTGATAGTAGATTGACTACAGATCCTCTATATGTCGCAGAGCATACTGCTTTAACCCAGTATAGAGATACAACAATTATCAACACTACTGCTGGTAGCCCACGTTGTGATGATGTAAGAGCTGCTATTGATACTCTTTCATATCTCTTCGTAGATGTTCTATCAAATAATGCTGCTAACGTATACCTTGATGGTGCATACTTAATTGCACGTAACAAAGATCTCATTGCTGATCAGGTATTGTTAGATGTAGAGAAGAAATATCCTAATGCAAATCTATCCGATCTTAATCAAAGAAAGTGTCGTAGAGACGTTGGATTGATTCTTGGTGGATTGGTTCGTGACCTTGTACTTGGTGGTAACTCTGGTATCGTTTCTAGAGCAGAGTTATACTTCACAGGAACAGCGTTAACTGGTATTCAACCATCAATGCTTGCTCAAACCCTTTACGCTTATCAGAAGGTCAAAGAGTACGCAATCAACGCACTTTCTAACTGGACTGGATATGCTGGAACTCATACATTCGTAAGTGGAACTGCTGGAGGAATTACTCCTAATGCTGGTAGTGCTGTCACAGCAGCTGCTGGAACAACTTACAATGCTACATCTGGTGATATGGTATTGGAGATTGGATCTCATAGTTTAACAACAAGTAACACTGTACAGATCGCAAATGGTGCTGTTACATTTACTTGTGACTTAGATGCTAACTCTACAAACCATGCTTATCCAAGAGCAACTGACCCTGCATCTGGAGCAACTCTTGCTATTAGTGCAGTAACCGCAACAACTATTACTGTTAACGTTGGTGCTGCTTCAAATGTTCCTCATGTTGGAACAGCAAATGCTGCTACTTACACAGCATCTACTGGTAATTTAACAGTAACATTCCCAGATCCTTCTAAGGCAGTTAAGACATCACATAGAATTGCATTTAGAGAGAACGCACTTAAGTTTACTTGTGATGTAGATAGTAATGCTACTGAGCACTCTTATCCAAGAAGAGTTGCTGCTGATAAGAAAGCATATGGTAAATCACTTGAAATTACTAACGTATCATCTGCTGGTGGTAATACCACTGTTACATGTAACGTAGGTGCTGCTGGATCTGCTAGTGCTTCTACACACGCATTCGTAAGTGGATTAGCAAATGGTATTGTTATCGTTTACGATCAGGTTGTAACTACTTCTCCAATTCCTAAGTACGAAGATTGGAACATTACTCTATACACAGGTGGTACTCCTAAGTGTGCTAACATTGCTTCTTCTATTGCTACAGAAATGGATCTGTTAGAAGACATCTTAGATGGAACAATCCTTCCTGGTGCAACTACACAAACAACAGGTACTTTATATGATACTGCATTATTAACATCATATCCAGATAGTTACATCTATGATTCTAACAATGTTAGATCTGCTGTTCGTTCTGACTATGATGAATATCCAATCATTGAGGCATCTCCATATACTCAGAACTCTTCTGTTATCTCCTTCTTAGGTGGTAATGGTGCATTTATTGATGGTGCTAAGGTTAAGCAACCTAACTGTCCGTTTACTGGACTAGAGTTAGATGGTAGTGCAACTTATCCTAATCAGGGTAAGTCGATGGTTGCATCTGCATTCACTATCGTTTCCTTTGGTGGTACTGGATACAAGATTATCAATGATGGTTATGTTCAGTTGGTTTCTGTATTCGTTATCTTCTGTGCAGATGGTGTTCTTTGTGAGTCTGGTGGTTATGCATCTATTACTAACTCTGCTACTAACTTCGGTCAGTATGCATTAAGAGGTGTTGGATTTAGTGCTACTCCATACGTATTTGATATTGCAACTATCTCTAACGTATCTTCTACACCTACTGGTAGAACAATTCTTACAGTTAGTGGATTAGGAAGAGAACCACTAGAGCACTACGTTGTTAAGATTAATGGTTATACCAATACTAATACTGAAATTGAATACTTTGTTGATGTAGTTTCAGCAGTTACCGTTGGTCCTCCTTTCTCTGCTCAGTTAACCATTGATGATGGTACTGGTGGTGGAATGGATCTGACTGATGTATCTACTGGTAACGCAGTTTCAACAAGTGTATTACTTGGTAAGACTATCAACCTACACAGACCATCTATTGTTAACTCATCATCTCATACATGGGAATTTGCTGGATCTGGTACTAACTACCTTGCTCTACCTGAGAACGGTGGTACTAAGATCGAAGCAAACGAACAGGTATCACAGAATTATGGTCGTGTATATGTTTCTGGTACTGACGAACTAGGAGACTTCAAGGTTGGTACATTCGCTAGAATTGAGAACAGAACTGGTAACATTACCTTCACTGGTACGGTTACGATCTCTGAAGTTGAATTCTTGAAACTGAAAGGTGGTGACGTTGTTGTTACTGGATTCGATGACTCCAACACATTGGGTGGTGCAAACGCATCTGACTCTAAACTACCTACTCAGAAGGCAGTTAAAGATTACATTACAAATAACTTAGGTCCATTCATTAACAAGCCATACTCTACGAACGCTGTTCCAAGAGCATTGGTTGAACTAACAGACTCAGGTAAGATATCTGTTGACCAGATTCCTGCTTTGAGACCATTCAGTGTTTACACTGTTGCTGACGAACCAGAAAGATTGGCACTAGAGGGAGCACTTGCTGGTGACATTGCGATTCAGCAGGATACTTCACAGTCCTTCATCTTGAACAATGACCTAACAAGTCTGTTCTTAGGATTTGCATTTGATTCCAACCTAGCATTTACTATTGGAGATATATTTGAAGGTAGTGTATCTGGTGGTCGTATTCAGTCTACTGAATATAGAACTGGTGTTGTTTATACAGTAAACGTTACTAACTCTGGTTCTGGATATACAATTGCTCCTGCTGTCACAGTTTCAGGAGGTAATCCTGGTGGTGGTGCGGTTGCTGCTTCTGTTACATGTACTATTGCTAACGGTGAAGTTGTTACTGCTACCATTATTGACTTTAATGGATATGTTGGTGGTAAAGGATATACTACTGCTCCAACAATCACATTCGCTGCTCCTCCAGGAGCTGGAACACAAGCACAAGGTAACTGCTTAATTGAAAGTAGAGTATATGGTACTATTGTTAACAAGCTTAAGATTGAAGATACCGATACATTCGACGATAGTACAACACCAACTGCTAATACAGTTAATATTAACCGTGTTGTTAACACATCTTGTTCTCTTGCTGCTAACTGGGTATCACTATCTACTAACCAAATTGCTGCTGCTGATATTACATCTGGTGTTATTGAAACAGACAGATTGGCATCAGGTGGTGCTGCTAACTCCTTCACATTCTTAAGAGGTGACCAGAACTATGCACTTGCAATGCAATCATTGAAAGGTGCAGAAAATAGATACTTTGCTCAATTATATTCACAGGCAACTAGTGGAACTAACTCACTGATATTCCAAACAAACCAGAATGCTCTGATTGGTCACGAGGTTAAGAATACTGTTAATGGAATACAGGCAAACACAAATATTACAGGTATTGTAACTGCTGGTGGATTAACTACAGTTGCAATCAACAATCCAATCAACCAGACTATTGCTTCTGGTACGATTATTGAATTTGAAAGGGGTGCTTCCCCAGTGACCTTCGAGTCAACATATACTCAAGGTAACTTTGTTGATGATGTCATCATTTCTAATGGTGGTTCTGGATACACTAATGGTCAATACTACGATATTCCTCTAACAGGTGGATCAGGTGTTGATCTAAAGGCAAACTTTGTTGTATCTGGTAACGCAGTAACTGATGTAACTGTAACTAACGGTGGTTCAGGATATAGTGCTGACTTCTCAATTACAGTTGCTCCAACAGCAATAGGTACTGGATCTGGTCTTGTATTAGAGGCTAAGGTAAGTACTGTTAATAGACAGTATGCTAACGTTGCTATTGACGTTCAGAGAGTTACAGATCAAACAATTTCTGCTGACCTCTACGGTACTATTGGTGTTTCGAGATATAAGAAATCACAATTTGATATTGGTTTAGCAGGTAATGGTTCTGTTGTACTTAAAACTGGTGCTGACAGTGGATTAGATGCTGACCTTCTTGACGGTGCTCAAGGTGCGTTCTATCTAAACTCTGGTAACCAGAACTCTGGTACATTACCTACTGATAGATTATCTGGTACATATAACATTAGTATTTCTGGTTCATCTCAGAATACAATTCGTTTGATCACAGGTACTAACAACCCCACATCAAACCCTGCTCCAAACAACTTCGTTGAAGGTGTTATCGCTAACACAGTATTCAACAGTGCTAACAGTCTTTCAGATGGTGGTACTAGAAACCTAGTTATGACTATCAGAAATGGTGGTTCTGGTTTCGATGCTACTTACGGTGGTATTAGACAACTTGCATTCACAGATAATGACAACATGTGGATGAGAGGTTCTGGTACAGGTGTTTCTACATTCGGTTCATGGGGTAAGGTTTGGACATCACTTAACGATGGTGTAGATTCAGATCTTGATGCTGACAGATTAGATAATAGACAAGGTGATTGGTATCAGAATGCTTACAACTTGAACTCTGGTATTATGTCTGATAACAGACTACCAGGATTCATTAGTCCTAGATCTTATCAAGATAGATTAGTAGTCAAGACATTTAATGGTGATGCTAAGTATCAGATTTATGTACAAGGTTTAATCCTTAACAGTTCACCATTCACACCAGGTAACCCAGTTAACCTATACAATGCTAACGCACAGGCAGTTGGTAGTTACACAATTGATGCTATTACTATTAACGATGATGTTAATGATAACTTCAATGATTACAGTATTCTAATTGGTAGATTAACTTCTGGTAACTTTACTGGTGCTCTGACAATTGGTACTGCAAGTAACAGAGTTCCATTCCAAGACTTTACTATTGAAGATGATAACACCTTCGAGGTAACTAGACTTGAGAGTGATTCTGGTACTGCAAAACTAAGACTTGGTAGAAAGGATGGTCAAGCATCTAGTCCTGCTGTTTACTTCAACTCTTCTGCATCTGCTGCATCAAACTACAACGTTGCTTTGATTGCTGCTGGTGGTACTACAACTGATGGTTCTGGTACATTAGAAGTTAAAGTTGCTAATGCTGATGGTTTAGAAGTTAATGGTGCTACTGTATGGAACGCAGGTAATATTACTTTCCAAGTTAATAACATTGCCAATACTGCTGTTAAGAGAGATGGTTCAGGTAACTTCTCTGCTGGTACTATTACTGGTTCATTATCAGGTGCTGCATCACTTAACGTATTGAAGACTGGTGATACCATGACTGGTTCACTAACACTTGCTGGTGGATCTTCTAACTTAAGTATCGGTGGTACAGTTGGTGTTACTGGAGTTACAACTCTAAGTAATGATTTGAATGTTGATGCTGGAGTTCTATTTGTTGATGCAAGTGCTAATAGAGTTGGTATTAACGTAGGTACTTCTCCTTCTGCTGCTCTTGATCTTCGTAGTGATGAAGGTATATTCCTTAAATCAGCAACCAATGCTATTGCTACAGGTGCAAGAATTAGATTCTCCGACCATACTGGTGGTTACTCTCAAATTGGTACTCTTAGATACAACCATGCAGATTCAGCATCACCAGCTGGTGAGTATGGTGAAGGATTCACCATGGAAGGTACAGAATCAGATCTGTATTTACGTGTTGTTGGTGATGTTATTGCATCTAGATACTTAGGTGTTGGTATCAACCGTGAACCAGACTTCGCATTAGAAGTTGCTGGTACTGCAATGATTACTGGTACACTTAACATTGATCAGGATGATGATAACTCTGGTGCAAGAATAAACCTACGTGGTTCTTCTTCTTATAGAAACTTCAGAGTTAGTAACCAGACAGTAGGTAACCATTTCTTTGCAATTCAAGCATCTACTGATAACGGTGGAACAACTTGGAATACTACACCAGCAATTGCTGTTGATGGTAGTAATAATAGAGTTTCTATTAACACTACTACAAACTCTGGTACTGATCCAAACAACAACACTGCAAGAACTTATCAGTTAACCGTACAAGGTGATATGAACCTTAACGGTCAGTTCTTCCAGAACAATGCTGAATTCGTTACGTCACGTTGGACAGAATCTTCTAACGGAAATGATATCCATAGAATATCTAAGGTTGGTATAAACAAAGCAAACCCATCATATGATTTACATGTTGGTGGTACTTCTAACTTTGAAGGCATTGGTTATATCAATGGTGATACGATGTGGATTGATACTTATGGAATCTTTAAGTCTAACAGAAACACAGTTTCTGAAAACGTAACAATACCTGCTAACACAAACTGTGTCAGTGCAGGTCCGATCACAATTGCAAACGGTTACACGGTCACTATAAATAGTGGTGGTAACTGGGCTATCGTATAACGAGGAAATATGGCTGGAATATTAAAAGTAGACCAGATCCAAAACTCCGCAGGAGTTAATATAATGGATCTGCAAAATGATGATTTGAGACTGTGGAATGGAAGCGGTTATACTGCAATGGCATCTACTGGATCGTTGTTGGGTATGAATGTTTATACTTCACAGAATGGTACTTGGAACTCTAAATCCACCAGTGGTGGTTCTGGTACTTGGACAAAACCCTCTGGATGTAGTCACGTCTTAGTTTATGTAACTGGTGGTGGTGGCGGGGCCAGAGTCAATGATAACACTTATCGTGGTGCTGGAGGTGGCGGTGGAGCTACTGCTATCAAATGGATTGATGTTTCTAGTGTAAACTCTGTCAGCTACACATATGGTGGTGGAGGAGGTTATGCTCGTAACGGTGGTAGAGGTGGTTCGGGAGGTACATCTTCCTTTGGATCTTACTGTACTGCTGGTGGTGGACAAGGTGGTCAATCAGATGTACCTCATCAGGGCGGACCTGGTGGAAATGCTTCAGGTGGTGATATAAACTTACCTGGCGGTGGTGGTGAAATGACTCACGGTTCAAACAATGAAGGAGTTGCTGGTTCTAGTTTCTGGCACAAAGCTGGTTCTTCACACCATTATTATAACAACCAAGAGGAAATTACTCATGGTCAGTGGGGTTCTGGTGGTGGTCATGGATACTATTCACAGAATAGTTTTGCTCATGATAATAGCAACGGCGGTGGCGGTTGCGTTATTGTATACAATTACAGTTAATAAAAATGGCATATATTTCATTAGTACATAAAAAAAGTGGAACTGTACAACAGATACAAGATTCAAACGAACCTACGTTTGAAACTCATGAAGATTTTGAATGGGTAAATGGACCTTATGATAAGGTACAGGATGATGGCACGCAGGCTCCTGATTTTGTTTGGGATACTCAACAACAGCAAGTTGTTAAACGTGTCATAACTGAAGCCACTTATGACTTCAAAAGAAAATTTGAATATGAACAAATTGAAGAACAACTAGATAAACTTTGGCATGATATGGAATTAGGCTTAGTTCCTGGAAAAGACGGTCAGTGGTATCAATCTGTCGCTGCTGTTAAAGATAAATATCCTAAGTCATAAATACAATTAAGAAAGATAGGTAGTCATGTCTCAGTTAACAGTTGGAACTGTTGTCACAGGTAATGCATCTTTAGCCACACAAGGTTTGAAGTTGCCATCATTTGCTGCTGGCAGTAGACCTGCATCTCCTAATATAGGTCAGATGATTTGGAACTCCACAGATGCGAAAGCACAAATTTGGAGTGGTTCTGAATGGGATGATGTAGGAGGTGGTGTACCAGGCACAACTGAAGAAACTAGAGGTGCTTACTTAGTATCTGATGGAGAGAACGGAACTTTCTGGGCATATCCTGGCCAGAACAATGCTGTTTCTTCACCCTTGACTGGGTTTAGATATAGAAGTTTGATAACACATGGTTATCTGATTGCTGGATACAAAGGATCTAATCCTTGGAGAACAGTAAACAAAACTTGGCACGCTACAGACGTTACTTTCTATTGTGGTGAACAACTTGACCGTGCATTAACATATGCTGATGTTACTTGGAGTGATTACTTTGGGTATGGTCATGGATGTGTTAACTCATTTACTGGATCATCAAACCACACATCTTCGATCAACCTCCATACTGGAATGAGACGAATGTTTGGTACATCAGGTAGTAACCCTGGTGGTGGTACATATTCACCTCACAACTACGGTTGGGAAGGAGATGACCCAAGAGGAATCATGGGTTATGGTACTGTTGGTGGTTGGAACATGCCTGTTAACAGAGACAGAAACTCATGTGCATCTGCACAAAAACAACAGCATGGATACAACTTGGGTGGAGGTAACTCTGCTGTAGGTAAGTTACACTTCCCTTCAGAAATCATGTATCAGGCAGGTAACTCACCTTCTGGTAATGACCATACTGCTTCATGTGCTGATGAAGATAAAACATGGGCTTCATTCTCAGGTAACAGATATTACTGTAATCATTCTAACGATAGTTGGGGTGGTTGGTCTTCATCTGCTGCTCCTGACGGAGTTTGTAAACCACTTCCTTCTAAATGGGGTCACTTCTATTGCGGAACTGGTAACAACGTTACAACTCCTTGGACTAAGTACAATGGTTCTTCAGGATCTGGTATTAAGAATGGATCTAAGGTTCGTTCTTATGGAGAAGAGAACATGATGATGGGTCAGGACTGGGGTTATATGATGGGACAATATGATGGTCAGCAGAACAACCACACTACTAAGTGGGATTATTCAACTGACGTTGAGACTAATATGGGTGCTTCTACAAGACCTAAAGGACATTATGGACAATCATCAGGTGGTTGCTGTTCAGCAGCAGCATCTGTTACAGCTAGATACGCACAATAAACAATGAGATACTTAATCGTCAACGAAAAAGAAATCAAGCCTGAGCAGTATGTCAATATTGCTGAGACAGCTGATTCAAGACTTCATTACAACGAAATATTTTCGTTGATGCATTTTGCATGTGTAGAAGTAAGTGAAAACATCTTCCAAGTTATCTCTAAAGAGTGGGAACATAAGTATAAAGAAGTTACTAAAAAGCAAGCACTTAATGGATCTAACTTCTTCTCAGAAGTCAGACCTTTTGGTAAGGTTATGGCAACTGTTAACCATCAAGGTGTTGCTCAAGCATGGACTCCTGCTGGTGGTGTTCTTAAAGTACCAGTAGAATTGACAGATGAAATCAAAAAAGAAATTACTGATTTCATGACTATCTTTGCTGTAGAGATTATTGATGATGAATTTAATGTAAGAATTAAAAATCTAACAGACACAACAGAATTAGAAACTGCTTCTTGGGAAATACAGAAGCATGAAGCAAGAGAATGGTTGAGAGAAAAAGGTAAGAATGGAAGTAAGACTCCATTCCTTGACTATCTTGCTACAGAAAGAAGTCTGGACAAAACAGATTTATCCAATAAAATTTTAACTAAGGCAGAATCTTATGAAGATAAACTGTCTACTATGCTTGTTACGTATCAAAAACTTAAGAAAAAGTTTGAAGATGCCGACTCTGTATGGGACCTAAATACATTATATGAAGATCACATCGGTATTATGATGCCTCAATTTCAGGCAATTGAAATGGGTCGCACTAAATCTGATACTGACTGGGATCGAAAACCAGAGTATGAGGTAGACGCATATGTCTTTAAGTTCTGAATTAGTTAACACTGATCCAAAAAATTCAAGATTATCTTACAACGCAGAGTTGTCTGATATTATTGCTGATGTTAATAACATTGTCAGTTCTGATACTGGAGAGATAAATCTAGCTAAGTCTTTCGTTGAGGAATTTAATTTCTCAAAGAAAGATTTTGATATCTTAGAAGGGAGTATGCGCTTCAATAGCGGTATGACTGAATATCAAAGCAAGCATTTTGTTATTGATATGCAACTGACTCCATGGAGAAAGGTTCGTCAAGCATTGATGGAACTAGAAACAAGGTATCATGCTTATATGGAAAATAGGCATAGTCTTAGAAAAGCAGAATTACTTAGAAAGAAATTCATTCGTACTCTTGAAAATTTAGAGGCAGATGGTGGAGATGAAATTGATGCTGGATTTATCCAGATTGATTTAGAAAAGAATGATTATGACATAGGTATCTGGAAAAGGAAACTACGTCAATCAGAAATTGAAATGACACATTTCTTGAAAACTGTTAATGAGAATGTTGATGATGAACATCCATTAGAGTATTTCTTGGAAGAACAAGAAGATGAAGAAAGAGTATACTGGATTGCTCGTATGGGCAAACAGGCTGCTATGGATATTGTATCCTATGGTAGAATATCTACTGGTAACATGACTTCTATTTTGGATATGCCAGAACAGGATCAAGTTAAATGTTTAGAAGTAGCAATACAATTCTCTGCTCTCGTTGGTGGTGGTATGGATAAGTTAAATAAAACATTCGCTCCTGCTATACAACAACAGATAGAATCGGAAGGTATAACAATGCCTAAGTTCGAGGCGCATAAATATACAGGACAGCTACAATTTAAAGAGGGGGAGAAATAGATGGCAGGTGTTTGGCACGCTGATGCAGAGAGGTATGATGAGCTTCTACCTGTCATACATTTCATGATGTACGAAAAGTATAATCTTGAAAATAAAGACAAGGATTTAGATAGAGTAAGACTCAGAGAAATCTGTAAGGAGAATAAGAATCTCTTGATAGAACATAGTGACAACGAAGGTTTATTTATTAATAAAGTTCTAGATGAATATGGTACAAAGGTTCTCGATCCCACTGAATACAAAGCTTCCTGAAGATTTTGTAACAGGAACTTTTATACCGTTCCTTAATCAGTATAAGAAACATATTTACGACATATACTTTACATGTCGGATGCCTCCATTCGTTCAAGACGCAATGGGGGATACTATTGATGGGGATATGAGAGAGACAACATTCAATGCTCTCTATGTTTCTCAAGAAACAGGTATTCCATTATCAGCAACATTTAATAATATTCAGGTTCTTCCTAATCAAAAGAATTTGAATCTTTTTATTGAGAATTTTAAAGCAGTATATGATATGGGTGTTCGTATTGTTACGTTACCTCATACAACATGGATGTTGACTGGACAAATACAGAAAGAGTTTCCAGAACTTTATATCAAAAATACTATACTCAGAGAAGTAACAAGAGCAAATGAGATAGTTAATCTAGCAAAGGCAGGATTTAATTATATTAATTTAGATCGCGATCTAATGAGAGATCATGATCAATTACTAAGAATTAAAAAAGCAAAAGAATATTGTGCTGAGATAGGTAAACCAGTCAAGATATCACTCCTTGCTAATGAGTGGTGTTGGGGTGGATGTCCGATCATGCCAGAACACTATCATTATAATATGGAAAGAGGAGAAGATGATCCTCAGTATTTTAATGATTCTATTAGTAGAGTGTCATGTTCTAATTGGGATGAGAAAGATCCAGCTAATGCTTTAAAGCAAGCAGCATTACCTCCATGGAAAGAAGATTGGCAAGAGTTTATTGATCTTGGTATAGATGTATTCAAGATGCATGGTAGAGAAAATGCTATGCGTTTAATGGAATCAATGGAGATCATTAAGCGATGGGATAGTGATGAAGAATTATTATTTCCTCAGTTCAATGAGTATATTGAAGATACTACATTACAAGAGAAACCAATTGATATCTGGAGAGATAAGATTAAGACATGTAAGTTTGATTGTTGGGATTGTAATTATTGTGATTCAGTTATTCATTCTAGGATGAAGAAGAATGAAAGAACTATGGACAAGGATATAGAATTAGTTCTTAATTCTATTGATAAGGCAGCAAGAGGAGATAGTAAGTTCAATCCAGAAGGATATAATTACGAAGGTTTATCATCAAATATTATTAGACATTTTCTTAATAACTTATGTTCTAAAGAAGATGCTGTGTATTTAGAATTGGGTGTTGCTGCTGGTAGTACATTCTTTGCTGCAACAATGGATAGAGATATACCAGCGTTTGCTGTTGATAACTATTCAGAAGAAGATATTGCTCCCTTCCGTGAAGAAGATAGTTGGGATAGTGGTGGTAAAGTATATGGACATAAAGGATTTAAGATGAATAATCCTAAAGGTGCATTCTTTAAAGGTATGAAAAAGAATCAAGTTTTTCATGAGAAAAGTATTCAAGATCTAACTCAAGCAGACTTTAATATTATTCGTGATGAACATACTATGGAGAATAAGAAAGCAAATATTATTTTCTATGATGCTGATCATGATCCACAACAGCAATATGATAATCTAACTTATCTCTATACAATTATGGATGATCAGTTTATAATAGTAATAGATGATGCTAACTTTATGGGTGTGGTAGAGTCAGCAAATATATGGATTAAAGAAAATGATATTAAAGTTATGTTTGATCGTAAGATATTAACTGGTGTTCCAGAGGATCCTAATGGTTGGTGGAATGGTGTACATATAATGGTGTGTCAAAAATGAATTCATTTAAACACCAATATATAATCATCAATATGGAAGATGAATATTTTGATCTTATAGAAAGGCAACTTAAAAAATGTCAAGGTACAGATCGTGAAAGTAAACCTATAGATGATTATGAATCTTCTAAAGTAGAAGGTTTAGAAAATAAAGGAGAACTCGATAAAGTAAATAGAGAATCAAAATCTCGTTTTATAGATGATGAACGTTTGTATGGATTAGTAGATGGGTTTCTTGATTTTGCTAATAGAAAATGTGAATGGAATTATGATATTGATTTTATAGAACCTATGCAAGATACTGTATATGAAAAGGGTGGTTACTATGATTGGCATATAGATGAATCTAATTGGATGCAAGGTAAGAGACAGAATAATAGAATACGTAAACTTAGTTTTACTATACTATTGAATGATGATTTTGAAGGTGGTGAATTTGAAATGGTAGTAGATGAGAAAAAGATTATTCCATTAAAGAAAAAGGATGCTATAATATTCATGAGTGATACACCGCATAGAGTAAGAGAAGTTACTTCTGGGTGTAGAAAATCCTTAGTAGGATGGGTACAAGGTCCACCATACAAATGAATTTTATTAACGAATATCAATTAGAAGATACTAGTGTATGTGATAAACTCATAGAGCTTTTTCACATAGCTGATAAAGGTGAGATGACATATGCTGGTAGAGTCGGTGGTGGAAGTATCATTCCAGATATTAAGAAGAGTACCGATTTCTCTATAACTGATGCTGGAAAGTTTGGAAAACCAAGTGACTTTAAATATGATGAATATTCAAAATCATTAGATGGTTTTATAAATGAATACTTACAATTACTAGAAGTTGGAAACCAAGAGTTTACAATGAAGCAGTTACCACAGATACAGTATTATAAACCTGGTGAAGGTTTTTATACATGGCATGTAGATGCATCTGGTTTAGATGGTTGTGATAAAGCTTTTGTTTTTATTACATATTTGAATGATGTTCCTAATGGTGGAACTGAATTCTATTATCAGAATTATACTGTGCAAGCAAAGAAAGGTAATACAGTTTTATTTCCTGCTGGATTAACTCATAAACACAGAGGACAAATATCGGAGGAACATGAGAAATATATTATTACAGGATGGTTATGGTGGGGCAAATGAACGAACCTAAAGTCATTGAAGCTGTCTTAAGTAGAGAAGAGTTTGAAGGTCTTTGGCAATACTTTGACCGTACTCAACCTGCTGTAAATAGTCTAGCTATATGGACACTTAACAATGCATCATATGGTAAAGGGGATCCTGTATCTTGGCAACATCCTTTAAGAACTGATTTGTTCTTTGTTAAATGTGCTACCACAGTAAGACTTAAGATGATGAAGATTCTTAAAAAGGATATTCAGTTGTGTAAGATTCATGCAAATGGACAGACTCCTGGACAGAACTCATTGTTCCATAAAGATTATCCATTGGATGAGGTATGGACATTTATATTGTTTAACCAAATGCAGTGGAATCATGAGTGGGGTGGTGAGTTTGTATGTAAGAGTCCAGATGGCAAACTTCATTACACACCATATATTCCTAACAATGGTGTATTCATTCCATCTAATTGGGAACACAAAGGTCATTCACCAAATAGTTTAATTGGTAATGGTTACAGAACTACAGTAGCATTTTCATTTTGTGTTCCTGAAATTCATGCACACATCAATAGTCGTCAGTCAAGAACATGGTATTAGGTATTAGAGAATATTCTTGTGAACTAGATAATGAGGAGGTAGATACTCTTATAAATTTTATTGATAATATAGAGTATCAAGATAATCCTATTGTTGCAAAGACTGAGGATAATTTTTTAGATTATCAAAATCCAGTGATTGAAAAACTGAGATTATCTTATTACGATTCATGTTCTAGATACTGGGATATGAATGTTTTTGATTATAAAATAAGTTCATGGATATATGTTGATTGGAAATCAAATTCAAAAGAACCATATATGCACGCTCATAATTTAGAGAATCCATACACTCTATCTGGTATAATGTATTTACGACTACCTGGATCATCTGGAACTGCTGAGTTTCCTATGCCAAATTATGATCCATATCACTTACCAAAGAAATTATTTACATGGTTTATATTTCCATCAAACTTACCACACATGGCAGGTAAAGGAACAGAAGATGAAAAACGATATTCTTTAAGTGCGGATTTGTATTATGAATAGTCAACAGAAACATATAGAAAATCCTAACCATCATGTTAAAGACTATGGTGATGCTCAGGTTCATAGTCAATCAACTTTAAATTTTGTTGCAACAAAATTACCACCAGATGTATACTATCCTCTCTTGGAGTATACAAGGATAAGAAGAAAAGATAAAGTATGGAATATGAATGATAGATTAGCTGGTGCTTTAAACCAACAATCAAGTTTAGGTGAATGGAAATTACAATGTCCGACATTAGAACCTTATCTATTATCTTTAGTCAGACCAATTTGGAATGATGTTTATACTACATGTCCATGGGAGTTCCATAGTTGCAAAGATATAACTAGATTTTTAAAGTTACATAATCTATGGGTTAACTATCAGAAAAAGAATGAATATAATCCAATGCATATCCATTCTGGTATTGCTAGTTTTGTTATATTTGTAGATATACCATATGGACCAGAAGAAAGAAATTCCTTCCATAGTGATGGAACATTTCAATTAGAAAAGGAAGTATTACCAGTAGATAATTCATGGAACGGTACTATACTTTTATTTCCATCAACAACTTATCATGCTGTATATCCATTCAGGTCTACTGATAAAGAAAGAACAACTGTGTCTGGAAATATTGCTTGGAATGTAGAGGGTCCAGATGAAGAGCATTATTAAAGATGATTGCATCAATCCAAATTATCAAAACCTTATAGAAGAAACTCTAAGGTTTGATACTGATTTTAGATGGGTGTATCATGATAACTTAGTAGAAGATGGTGATAGTCAGTTAGTAGGATTCTCTCATATGTTTCTACTTGATGGAAAATCTTGTAGTAAGTATAGTGGATTACTTCTTCCTTTAGTATTTGAAGCATGTCATAATGCTAATGTGAGTATTTCTAAAGTCATACGTGGAAGATGTTTTCTTCAAACTCCTGGAGTTAGGGAAAATGAATATGATCAAATGCATGTTGACATACCAGAGGATCATATGGTATGCTTATATTATGCAACCGATAGTGACGGAGACACGTATTTCAGTGAAAAGAGGTACGGAGATCCGATGGGAGAATATGGTATAAATAATACCGTATCACCAGAGAAAGGTAGATGTGTATTCTTTGATGGTTTACGTTTTCACGCAAGCAGCAAACCTACACAGAAACCAAGATTTGTAATAAACTTTAACTTCATTCCTTGATTAGATATGGATCCAGCACAACTGAAACAGAACTTCACCGAACAGATCGAAAAGACTGATGTTCAGATAAGAGAACTCGAAGAGAATCTCGCAAAGGCAAAAGAATATAAATTAAAATTAACAGGTGGTCTAGAAACACTGGGATTACTGGAAGAAAAACCAGAAGAAGGTGCTCCAGCAATCACTCCAGACATTGCAAATCCACCAGCAGAATAATCATAAAGTCCCTTCTACTAAATAGTATGAAGGGATTTTTAGTATCTAATGGCATCACCTGCATCTAAAGCTGATCTTATAACATATTGCAAGAGGCAATTGGGTGAACCTGTGTTGCAGGTTAACATCGACGATGAGCAAGTAAACAACGTTATTGACGACACGTTTCAATTCTTTAATGAGAATTGCTATAATGGTCAGGAACGGTGCTATATGTACCATGCAATAACTGCTGACGATAAGACTCGTCTTGCTGCTCAGACTGATTCTACTAAAGTAGAAGGTGCTGTAACAACTACATGGTCAGAAGATACAAATTATATTCCCATACCACCTCATGTAGTTGGTATTAGTAAAGTGTATGGATTGGTTGGTAACTCTATTCGTTCTAACTTATTTGGTATAGAGTATCGAATGTTCTTAAATGACTTATATGCATTTGGATCATTGGATATCTTAAATTATTTTATGACTAAACAATATCTTGAAACATTAGATATGGTTTTGAACAATGGTTCGTTCCAACAGTTTAGATATACACAACGTCGTGATCGTTTATACTTAGATATTGATAAGGATTTCTTAGAAGTAGGAACTAACTTGTTGATAGAGTGTCATAGGATGATTGATCCAAATGATGCTACTGAAGCATACAACGATCCTTTTGTTAAAAAATATGCTACTGCTCTAATGAAGAAGCAGTGGGGTCAGAACTTAATTAAGTATCAAAATGTTCAACTACCAGGCGGTATGAATCTTAATGGTAAAGAAATATATGAAGATGGTGTGACCTCTCTTAGAATGATTGAAGGAGAAGTTCTCTCCAAATATGCTATACCACCAATGGATATGATCGGATAAAATGCCTACTAGTCCTTACTTCCCAACTTATTACGCTGGTCACGTCGGTGAACAGAACCTATATCAGGATCTGGCCGACGAACAGATCAAGCTGTTTGGAACTGATATCTATTATCTTCCTAGAACTATTCTAAAAGATAATACATTGGATGATGTCATCTATTCTAAGTATCAAGATGAATTTCAAGTAGAGATGCTACTACAAAACGTAGCAGGTTGGGGTGATAACAATGAGATCATCAGTAAGTTTGGATTAACAATAAGTGATGAAGTCGTTTTTAAAGTATCTACTAGACGTTGGGATGAGGCAGTAGCAGCTAATACTCCTACCCTAACAGTTGCTGGTAGACCTAATGAGGGAGACTTATTGTACTTCCCATTAACAAAAGATTTGTATGAGATTAAATACGTTCAATTAGAAAATCCATTCTATCAGTTTGGTAAGATTCAATTCTATTCTATAACTGCTGAACTATACGTTGGTCAGTCAGACGAGATCAATACTGGTATTGCAGAAATTGATGAGATAGAAACTATATACTCTAGTGCTATTGCATTAACATTAGGTGTTGGTGGAACTGGAGACTTTACTGCTGGTGAGATAGTTACTGGTGGTACAACTGGAGTTGAAGCAGAAGTTAAATCTTGGGATAATTCTACAAGAATACTTCAGGTCATTAATAGAAAAGGAACCTTCTCTGCTAATGAATCTTTAACTGGTGATAGTAGTGGTGCTGTTTGGGTAGTGTCTACATTCGACACTCTAGATAATACAAACAGTGAGTATGATGCAAATAGAGAAATCGAGGATGCTGCTGACAATCTTATTGATTGGACAGAAGGTAATCCATTCGGTGAATTTGGTAACTTTACAGGTAGTATCTGATGTTAGGATCACATTTTTATAACGAGGTAACTCGTAAATCAATTATTGCTTTTGGTACTCTCTTCAATAACATTAGTGTAAAGAAGAAAGATCCAAGCACAGGAGCTGTCCTTGAGGAGAGTAAGGTTCCTTTAGCTTATGGTCCCAGACAGAAGTTTCTTGTTCGTTTAGAACAGATGGTGTCTGCGACACGTAAGGTTTCTATTACTGTTCCTCGTCTTTACTTTGAGATGAACAGTGTTGATTATGATCCTCAAAGAAAGACTTCTCCTATACAGAAGTATAAAACTATTATTAATGATGATCAAGATGAAGTAAGAGTTCAGTATACACCAGTACCTTACAATCTTGGATTTGAATTAGGTATCATTGCACAGTCACAAGATGATGCCCTACAAATATTAGAATCAATTCTTCCTTATTTCCAACCATCATTTTCAATAACATTGAATATGATTCCCGATATGAATGAGAAGAGAGATATAGCAATCGTTTTAAATAATATTAACTACGAAGATGAGTGGGATGAAAGTTTCTTAAACAGAAGGTGGATTACATATACACTTAACTTCACTCTTAAGACATACATGTACGGTCCTTACAGTACATCTGATGTTATTAACAAGGCAATTATTCACGAGACTATTGGTGATGCTGCGGTAAGTAGAAGAACCATTACTCGTACATATACACCTAAAGCAAAGACTGACATTAACCAAGACGGAAACATTGATGCTGCTGATGACATACTAGTAACAGCAGATGATGATTTCGGATTTAATGAAGGTATTACATACTTATAATTATGAATAACCTAGAAGACAATATGGAGAATATTCTCAATCTTGATGTTGTACCAGAACCTGAAGTAGTCAAGAAAGAATCTAAGGATGATGTAGAAGATAGGGATAAGGACTATGCATATACTAGAGGAGAACTCTATAGTCTTATAGATCAGGGTCAGGAGGCAGTCAGAGGAGCGTTAGAGGTTGCACAGGAGAGTGGTCACCCTAGAGCATTTGAAGTTGCTGTAAACGCAATGAAGAATGTAGCAGACATGACTGATAAACTTGCTGACTTACATAAGAAAATGAAAGATTTAGATGAAGATAAGTCTGGTCCTAGTAAGGTTACTAACAATGCTATGTTTGTAGGTTCTACATCAGAACTACAGAAGATGCTTAAGCAAATGAATGGTGGTAAACGTTAAGTTAGGATAGGTACACAGTAGCTTGATTTGTAGTAAGTTATACTTATAATTAGTATTAGATTACATTATGGGTATGAGACTTACCGAAGAAGATGTTTTACGTTTAATTTCTGCATGTAAAACCTATCAGGAACAAACTGGTTCGGAGTACATGTGGGATGAATACGAGCATTTAAAAGATAAGTTACAAACTCTATGTGAACAAGGGTACTGTGCTACAAGCAAATGACTCACTATACCGTAGGTTACCACGATACGGAACAACATCATTACGAAATATGTGAGTATGCAGAAGATGCATACTCAGCAATAGAACACAGCAAAGAGGATGTATCGTATCTACACGATCATCCTCATTTTATTGACTACTGTATGAAGGATGTAGTATAATGAAAACAATAACACAATATAAACATGAGATTATGTGGTGGATGTCTAGGTTAACTATAATGTTAACATCGCTATTTCTTTCTTTTACATTAGCACAATCAGCATATGCTGCTGATGCAGGTATACAAATGGGTGCAGGAGGCAACCTAATATTTGAACCCAATGAAGTCACCGTTAATGTAGGTGACACTGTTACATTTACAAACGGAGAACTACCTCCTCACAATGTAGTATTCCTTGACAACCCAGAGTTGTCACATCCTGATCTTGCATTTATGGGTGGAGAACAATTCCCTGTTACCTTTGATAAAGCAGGAGACTATGAGTTCCAGTGTGAACCTCATGCTGGTGCTGGCATGAAAGGTGTCATACATGTCTCATAGTTATACTAATCCTTCTAAGACACAAGATCTTGGACATGTAGAGGCACAAGTCACTAAGGGTAAGAAGTATTATGATGAACAGGGGTGGGAGACCAACGCACCTATCTCTGATAGAGAATGTATTTACAAGTGTTTAGATAACTGTGAAAATCTTGCAGGACTTGATAAGAAACAAGTTCAACGTCTTATGAAAGAATTTGAAGTTGAACGAACAGTAGAAGAAATACAATCCGAATACCCACCATTATGAGCGAAGTAGTTTGGTCAATTAATATAATGCTTGCTTTACTTTTAGTAGGAGTAGGTGTTAGTATATACTACATATTCATGTATGATACATGGTATCCAAATGACGGAGCAAAGCATGGAGACCAAGATAGCAGTCTTGGAAGCGAAGGTGGAACATATGATGATCCATACAAAGGAGCTCACCCTTAGAGTTCGTGCTAATGAGAAGGTAGTTGCTTCTGTTAGTTTGTTGGGAGTTATAGCCTGTACCTTTGTTGGTGCAGGTTATTTTGTGCCAAAAGCAGATGCTAGTCAATGGCCTAGTGCAGGTGAAACAATACAAAGAATGAGAGACTGGGAATCTGAGAAGAATAGAGTTCCCATTGACGAAATGATAAATAGCTCACTTGAGGAAATAAAATATGGGTGCAATGATTCCACCAAGCAGAAAGAGCTGCTACAATTTCAGAGTTACGAAAATCAAGAAAGTCGTGGATGGAGATACGATAGATGTGGTGATAGATCTTGGATTCGATTTAGCAAAAACGGAAAGAGTGAGGATTGCTGGTATAGACACACCAGAGAAAAGAACGAGGGACTTGGAGGAGAAGGCACTTGGGTTAGATGCGACGAATTGGATGAAGAGCAAATTGGAGGAAACAATTAAAGGTGAAGATGAACTCATTGTTAGAACTGAACTTAAGGGTGGCATGGGGAAGTATGGTAGGCTTCTTGGTTGGCTCTACGTTGGCGATTCTGATCTTTCATTAAACGAACAGATGATAACCGAAGGATATGCGTGGGCATATGACGGAGGTACTAAGCAAAAGAACTTTGAGGAACTACGTGAGATACGTAGATCATTTGGCACACTACTGGAGGGATAAGATATGTGGAACATACAACTAGGTAAGTCTTTAACTAAGATCAAAGACTGGGATAAGGCAATGGCAAAGAAGATACAGGTTAAGTTTAATTTGACTGACTATCAAATGCTATGTCTTGCCTTTGCTAAAGGGTTCGTTATAGGTGCAATTCTTTTATAATGGAATTAACAGAAGAGAATGTACTTACAGTATTAGAGGAACTTGTTCCTTATATTGAAGCTGATGGTGGATACCTACAACTTTATGATATAGAAGATGGATATGTTAAAGTAAGACTTGGTGGTGCATGTGAGACATGTGCTATGAGTACCATGACATTGAAGCAAGGTATAGAAAAAAAGTTGATGATGGAGATACCAGATGTTAAAGGAGTTGTGCAGGTATTATAATGGTAACTAAAACAGAAGTATATCTTGGTAACCCCAACCTGAAGAAGGCAGGTACTGAGTTACAATTTACAAAGAAGCAAGTAGAAGAATGGATTAAGTGTAAGAATGATCCGTTATATTTTGCATGTAATTATATGCAGATCATTTCATTGGATGAAGGTCTAGTGCCTTTCTCCATGTATGATTTTCAGAAGAAAATCTTAATGGACTTCCATGAGAATAGATTCAACATTGCAAAACTTCCTCGTCAGACTGGTAAGTCAACCACTGTGGTGGCGTATCTGCTTCACTATGCTATCTTCAATGATAGCGTTAACATTGGGATACTTGCTAACAAGGCTAGTACTGCAAGGGAACTCTTAGGAAGACTACAACTAGCATACGAAAATTTACCAAAATGGATGCAACATGGGATACTGGTTTGGAACAAAGGAAACGTTGAACTCGAAAACGGATCAAAGATTTTGGCTGCTTCTACGTCTGCAAGTGCTGTCCGAGGCATGTCATTCAATATCCTCTTCCTCGATGAATTCGCTTTCGTTCCAAACCATGTTGCAGAACAATTCTTTGCATCGGTTTATCCTACTATTACTTCTGGTAAGTCAACGAAAGTAATAATCATATCCACTCCTAATGGTATGAACCACTTCTA